TAATGCAGTGTCAGTTAGCAACACCATTACCTCTAATTCATTTTCAACTGGTGATATACTAATCGATGATAATTATATCACCACCACTATTACCAATAATGATTTGGAATTACGTGCTAATGGAACTGGACGAATTTACGTCCCAACCAATAATGTTCAAATCGATCAAAACTTAACCGTAGTTAACAATTTAACGGTTACAACTGGTACAACAAATCTGAAATCAGTTGATATAACCGGTATGATAACACAGGTTGGTCTGACCAATCAAACCGGTAATTATACGTTGACTGGTAATATTGCGGTTACTGGTAATATTACAACTACTGGGGAATTGCAACTTCCGCAAATTACTATTTCAAATAACAGCATTACGACATCAGTCACTGGTACTGACTTGGAACTACAAGCCACTGGGACAGGAAATGTTGTTATTGAAGGTATCAAAGTACAAGACAACAGCATCCGTAGCATAACGAATAATACGGATATAGTACTAGTTCCACAGGGTACCGGTGGGATAGTAATAAATAGTGATCAAAGTTTACAAATACCAGTAGGAACAACATTACAACGCCCAACCGTCCCAACGAACGGTATGATACGCTATAATACCACTCTTACACGTTATGAAGGGTGGAATAACGGGTATTGGTTGCAATTAAGCGGGGTTATTTCAGAAGATGGTAGAACTAGAATTCTGGCTGAATCAGCACCAGGTACTAATGATAATAAATTATATTTTTATGCAAATAATAATTTAACTGCAACAATAGATGAAACCAAATTAGTTTCCCAAGAAATTAGAACAGCTAATATAGCTGTAAGCGGAAATACAATACGGTCATACACTGAAAACACTAATATTAATATAAACACAACTGGAACTGGGAAGGTATATATTGGTAATTTTAGTATATATAATAATGTAATTACCAATACCGTTGTGGATTCTATCACCGATTTTTTTGAAACTGGTACTGGGTATGTAAAAATATCTGGTACAAATGGGGTGGTCATCCCACATGGTGATTCATTGAATGATAGACCATCGAATCCAGAAATGGGTATGATGAGATATAATACAGCAGACCAACTAGTGGAAATCTTTAATGGAATCACGTGGGTAAGTGCAGCCGGTACTAGTGGTGGTATCACCACAAATCAAGCAACAGAACTTGGTGTTGCTTCAGCATTAATTTTCGGATAATAAAATGGCAACTTTTTTAAGAACAACAGTTAAAAATAATATAGGAACTACCCCTGTTGATGTATTAGCACCTGGGATTAACAGCAATTATACTGTAATTGGATGTAGTTTGGCAAATACAACTGATGATAATGTTAATATTACCATTACTATTACGGATGCATCAAACAATGTTGGTACATTTGTGAATGGTCTAGTAATATCACCATATCACAGTGCTAAAATAATTACCAATGGTGAAAAATTAATCATAGCAGGTTCTTGTAAAATGACCATTGTTAGCGATACGGCAAACGGGGTTGATGCTGTTATTAGTTATGCTGAAATAGTATAAGGAATTCATAATGAGCAATTATTTTTTAGGAAATGAAAAACCAGAAGTAAATGACACCAGTCCAAATTATTTTTATGCATTGCGTAGAACCGATGATGGTGATTTATATTTCACTCGCGTGAACCAACTTAGTAAAAATGAAACGATACAAATTAATGCATCTGGTGATGTAAATGATGATTATACTGGGTTTGACGTAGGTCAAGATTTTTTTGAAGGCCGGGATATATTTCATAATTTAGTACATCCGAACTTAAATTATGAACAAATGAAATGGGATAATAGAAATTTATTCTATTATGTAAATTCGGAAGGTGAACTAGTTGTTAGAATCGGACAAACGTATCAATACGACACACCAGACAATATTTGATAAATACACTATCAAATAATTTTTTAAAGGTATTATAAATATGGCTGAATTTAAACTTGGGCGGTTAAGGTTTGTGTGGAAAGGCGCATGGCTTGCTACCACATTATATGTTAAAGATGACATTGTACGAAATGGTGGTAAATCATATGTATGTTTAAATGGACATACTGCTAATACTGATTTTTATTCAGATTTAAACGCAGCCACCCCAAAATGGTCGCTAATGACTGATGGAGTTGAATGGAAAAATACATGGCAAATATCGACTTACTATAAATTAAGTGATATTGTTAAATTTGGTGCAAAAGAATATATTTGTATTGCTCCACATACATCAAGTTCAACTGATAATAGTGGATTCTATACAGATCTAGTAGACCACTGGCAATTATTAGTGGATGGTGTTGAATGGAAAAATACTTGGCAAACATCAACTTATTATAAATTAAGTGATATTGTTAAATTTGGTGCAAAAGAATATATTTGTATTGCTCCACATACATCAAGTTCAACTGCTAATAGTGGATTCTATACAGATCTAAATGCAGCTACACCAAAATGGGCATTGATGGTTGATGGTACTGAATGGAAAGATACATGGCAAACATCGACTTATTATAAATTAAATGACATTGTAACATATGGCGGTATAACGTATATATGTACATCTGGGCATACGAGTCAAGGAACATTGGAATTAGACCAAAGCAAATGGTCAGTCTTTGTAAAAGGATTTAATTATATTGGTGACTGGTCTGATGCAAGTTATGTTTACAAAGTCAATGATGTAGTAAGATATGGACCAAATCTATGGATTTGTATAACAGCTCATACCTCATCAACTATATTTGACGAAACCACATTTACTATTTTTGTCCAAGGGTTGGAATTTGAAAACAATTGGAGTGACTCGGTATCATACGTAAAAGGCGAGGTTGTTACATATGGCGGATACACATATTCATCATTAACCACTAACAATTTAAACAATGCCCCATCAACCTCGACTACGAAATGGGGTCCCGTAACAACTGGCTTTAAAATGACAGGGGAATGGAACAATTCAACTAGTTATAAAGTTGGTAATGTCGTAACGTATGGTGGATATACTTATGTTTCTACAAAAGACAATTCTAATTCAGATCCATCGTCTAGTCCTACTAAATGGGAATTATTAAGTACTGGATTTATCAGTCGTGGAACGTGGGACACCGCACAACACTATCGTCTTGGAGATATTATAACTTATGTGGCATCTTCGTATATATGTAAGTTGGCACACGAATCTGCAAGCGCAAATAGACCAGATAATGATGCTACCGGGACATATTGGAATTTACTATCGCAAGGTAGCGCAAATAGTTTTAATACAACTGCTGGTGATATAACTTATCGTGGCACATCTGGGTCGGATGCAAGACTTCCAGTTGGAACAAATACACAAATATTAAACGTTGTAAATGGATTGCCAGAATGGACATCTGATGTCATCGTGGGTACAATTTCTGGACCAACCGGGGTTGCTATTAATAATTTTTCACCTGAACATAGATTAGGTGAAAGTGACACTACTGTGCCCACCCAACACGCTGTAAAACAATATGTTGATAGTTTACACGCAGCGACATTTGAACCTACTGGGTTTAATAGAGGAAACCCGCTCACCATGGGTATTATGGAGTTCTCATTGGATGGAACGACCATTCATAAAATTGATGAGAATTCTAATTATACATCAAGAACCGATGGTAAATTTGCGACCGGCACGACACACGAAATTACAGCAACTGCAAACACATTTGTGATTTACCCAGTGACTGGGGAAATATCATTTGTTGTGTGGCAATCTGGCACGCCATATACGTTTGTTACGTTACAACAACTGACCTTGTCTTCAATGGCCGGTAGTACGTTCTATTTTATAAATAATGGAGTACTGACTTCATACACATCGATGTCAGGTGATTATATACAAAAGCAAGCATTCACGGCTTTGGTATACATCAATGATGTCACAAACGAAGTTGTAGTATTCGGCGACGAACGTCATGGTATTACCATGGATGGTGCGACACACTTGTATTTACACACCACATCTGGTACTAGATTTAAATCCGGGTTGGGCGCAGCTGGTATAACCGCTGGGGGTACAACATTTACGAGTTTAGCATCTGGTGCAATTTGGGATGAAGACATTCAGATAAATATCCCAAGTACTACAACTGCCCCAATGCTGTATAGAAATGCATCTAAATGGTCATTGGCTAGTTCATCCAACACAATTTCACATATTGTAAATAGTGTTGCCCAATATAACAGTACGGTTAGTACTGGGGTTTATTCGTTGTCGGGTATCCCGTCTGGTAAATATGCTGTTATGTATATAATGGCAACTAACTGTCGTATCAATCCATTTACTAGAATGATGGGTCAATATGTGTTTGACACATTAGCTGATGCTCGCGAATCAGCACAAACTGAACCAAGGGATACATCAACATCTGGATTGCCAATTACAGAATTTTTATGGGTTGGTGCGGTTATTGTTAATAGCGCTGGTGTAGTACAAACATTAGATAACGGCACGTATTATGTTGATTTGAGGTATGTTAATATCTCATCTGGTACTAATACTTCAGCTGCTGTTCAAGCGGTTGCCGCAGATACATATTATAATAATGAAACTTCTGGATTAGCATCAAGTAATGTTCAAGGGGCGATTGACTCAATCGCGATGGTGTGTGACTCAATCACGATGGTGTGGTCATTTGTAAATTCGGCAAGTACTACTACAGTTACTGCGCAAAGTGGACATGGCTATATGATTGATACTTCTGCTACTGCCGTGACAGTGACGCTACCGGCATCTCCTAGCGCTGGTAATACGGTAAACATTGCGGATTATTCTAAAGACTTTGGCTCTGAAGGAAAAGCAGTTACTGTCGCTAGAAATGGTTCTAATATCATGGGATTAGCCCAAAACTTGACAATAGATGTTACTGGCGCCAGAGCGCAATTATACTACGTTGATTCTACTCGCGGTTGGATCATAACAAACTTATACTAAGGAATGTGTTAACATGTCTACTATATCAGATTTTTTCGCAGTAACTACTGCAACAACTCATAGTTTAGCAACTCCAACTCCTAGGCCTACGCATGGAACGACATGCCAGATGTACACTTTCGGCTGTTGTGCTTGTTGCTGTATACATATACCAACTGCTTCATCTACGTCACAAACCTGGACTTATGAAATGTGGGGCCAAGGTGGTGGCGGAGCCTCTGGCTGTTGCTGTTATTATTCACCGTATGGTGGCGACGGTGGAGAGTATGGCGCGGCAAGACAACGAAGATCAACCGGTACGGCTTTAGGTATAGGTTTTTGTGCTTGCTCATGCTGGTGCTGTTATTATAATGGTATGAACGGCCACCCAGGCCAATTTTCTAGATTGTGTGAACACGTATATCACGGTTGGACAATGAGTAGTTCGGGAGGTAGAGCCGGCTGGACCTGTTGTCATTACGTATGGCATTATCCTTGTGACTGTAATATGGAATATGCCATATTAGGAACACCAGCTATGATTTCGTCGACAGGCGGTATTGCATGCAGAATGTCTGGTTTAGCTATTTCTACAAATGGAAATGCATGCGGCAATATGGTAAATCCATTAGTATGTCTACCCATAGTAGCAAGTCAAGCACCTCCACCTCCACCTGCAGCTGGAGCACAGGCACAGCCGGGTTCTTATAATAATGTAAACTGCTATTTTGTGTGCGATTCTGTTAAATGTTGTCAATGTGGAACTCACACAAACACAGTGTGGGTGTGTTGCCTATCTGAACGCTTTTCGCGCGGAGGTTCATGTGGTTATGCTAAAGGATCTTTGGGTTCTGCCGGGATTCAATCAAACAATTACCTTGGTATTGGGGTCGGAGGAGGGTCATATGCCGGTGGTAACGCTCAGTTACATCACTCTTGTACACAAACCTGGACTTGGCATGGTTGTATGGGACAAGTTCCAGGAGGTGGCGGATCAAGTGGTGGTGGCTGCCAAGGCGATTGCTGCTTTGGATCTGTTGGTGGTGCTGGTTTAGTGATTGTTAGTTACGATAATTAATAAGAATAGAGGATAACAATATGGCTAGAAGTTTTACATATAAGACAAGAGTAAATTATTTAGATGCAAATAGCAAATTAGTTAAAGTGACAACGCAATATCTTGGGCCTGAAAAGATTTTGATTAAGGTTGATGCTGACACTGGTAAATTTACTGTTGCTCATTATCCAATCGCGGCTGAAGATGGAACTATCGAATTACCGCAGATTCCGTCAATCGAAGGAGATGAAACTAATTATGTAATGTTAGATCAACAGAATGATGATCATGTTATTTTAATGGACATGATCTCTGAAAAAGTTGATGTTAATGATCCAACTAAGGATGCACTTAGAAAAACATTAGTATTTAGAACACACACCTTTGAAGATGGCTCAACATTTTTATTTAGACGCACTAAACCAAAGTATGATGACACTACTCATACTTTTAGCATAAATGGCACAACCGTCAACGTTGATGGAACTATAAATTTCATTCGCTACGCAACTGATGAAGATCTTGGAGATTGGTTAAATGATGATGTAATGATAAACCAGATAAAGATGCATAGACAAAAGTATCTTGAGTTATATCAACAAGAATTATCATCATTTAGAGCAGCCGAAAAAGAAGTTTTTAGAAAAGTATGCGAATTATGTGATGTTCTAATATATGATCTAATTGTAAAAGTACCGAATTGGATGATTACTCCTCCAACTGCAATCGACGTAACTGAAGGTGGCAATCATGGAGAACTAGCGCTTGATACTGAAGGCTGGACTTGGGGTGAAATTGAAGACGTATCTTCAAAATATATGTAATATTCATGCGTAAAAATTCATGCTGCAGCAGCGTTTTATAGAAGTGGATTTGATTCTGCCGCTGCAGTAATTGTCGATGGTGCTGGGACCTCAAACGATGCTACATTTCGGAATGAACCATTGAAGCTATGGGAAGTCGAATCTATTTTTGAATGCTCGTACCCAGACAATATTAAAACAGTATATAAACATTTTGGGTGTCGTTCTCCCATAACAACTTATTTTAACACGAAGGAAGATAGTTCCCAAATTGGTGAAGAAGGTACCCACACTGTTCTTATTTCGGGTCATGCAGGAATTGTAAAAGTGTACGAAGCGGTTACGGAATACTGTGGGTTCCAAGGTATCGAAGCCGGTAAAACAATGGGGCTATTTCCGTATGGAAAGGAGAACGATAACATTCCAAAATTATTTACAAGCAATACAAAGTTTCCAATCAGTGATAGAAATGTAATTGTACCTACATATCCAAATGGTGCGATAGTCGATGAACATTTATATTCTGAATTGACAACTGACTTTAGCATTGGCGATGTTACGCAACTGCAAAATCGCAGAGATTTAGCATATGCGTGTCAAACACAAACGCAAGACCAAGTATTAAATCTTATTTTATCTGCGTCTGCGCTAACTGGTAATAAGAATGTTGTTGTATCGGGTGGGTATGGTCTGAACTGCGTTGCGAACTATTACTACCTTAACAAATTAAATGAGGAAGGTATTAACCTGTACGTAGAACCAGTTTCTAATGATGGCGGTACTGCGATTGGTGTTGCATTACTGTTCTATCATATGTTAACTAAATCGGATACCAAGCACCCAAGCAATATTTACCTAGGTCCTAATTATACTTATGATGACGATACCATCATTAATTTATCAGAACAATATGATGCGAATGTAAAAGAAGCATCTGATTCTGATGTTGTAAAATTATTAACCAGTAAAAATATTGTTGCGTTGTTCCAAGGTAGATCTGAAAATGGCCCGAGAGCATTGGGAAATCGGTCGATCTTATTTGATCCTAGATTTGAAGACGGAAAAGATTATGTTAATGCAGTGAAACGTAGAGAATACTTTAGACCATTTGCTGGGAGTATCCTTGAAGAAGATGTTCATGAATGGTTTGATTTGAGAGGAATGGAAAATACCCCGCATATGATGTATGCTGTAAATTGTCAACCTGGAGTAGAAGAACGAATCCCATCGATTATTCATGTTGACGGAACATGTCGTATTCAAACAGTCTCAAAAGAAGATAATCCATTGTATTATAAATTGATCAAAGAATTTAAATCACAAACAGGAACGCCAATTGTGTTCAATACTTCATTTAATTTGGGCGGCGAACCGTTGGTTGAAACGCTAGAAGATGCATTATGGACGCTACATCAAAGTGATATTGAATATTTGTATTTACCTGAATATGGTAAATTAATTGAAATAAAAAATGTAACAAAATAAAGATAATAAAAATCTGGGCATCCTAAGGATGCCCAGATTAATTTGCAGCGTTAGTTACAGTTCCAACTAACACATATCATTCCCATGCCGCCTGAGTCGCCAGAACCAGCATTATATCCGCCGCAAACCCATCCAGCGAATCCTCCAGCAGCAGGAATTTGTTGGTATCCATTCTGTGCTGAGTAACCACAGCCACCGTACCCGTGACACATGACTCCCATAGTGTGAATGGTACTGTTGCTCCAACAACAAGTACAATTCTCAAACCCAAATACTGGGGCGGATATATGCCAGCTATTTCCACAAGAACCTAAATCACACCCGATAACTATCGCTGGATAAATTGCCGGTAATCCGTATGTAATTACCCCAGCTCTACCATTGCAACATAAACACCATGTGTCGCATTTAGAAAATGCATGCGGTATACATACATTATCAGCACTAGCATCCCAACAAAAATTCCACCCAGAGCAAGCAGACGGACCACATCCATCATTACTCGGCGGTCCGCATTGTGTCGAGTTTACTCCTAGCATAGCAGCACACCAGTTATTAAACTCTGGCATAGCACCGTTAGCAAATAAACTAAAATTTGTTGTAGTTGTTGAGCAAACATAGGTCGTGTTTGTATTGTATCCTGGAGTGGTTTGAGTTGCATAACAACAATACGCGCACCCAGCATATAGCGAAAAACCTTCCCCTGGAGTTACTGGAACGCACGCAGTGGCGTATGAACCTGTCGGGCCAAATGGTGTTCCGCCGCAACAGCACTGACCACTATTTCCACCGCCATGCCCCCATAATTGAAACTGTACGCTTGTCACGCCAGGAGGGACACCCCAACCACAACTCGCTCCGCATCGAAAATATCCGCTAGAATCGCATACCTTAAACCCATGTGCTTTTGGCAAAGTCAACGGCGTTAATTGTCTTTTCCAGTGCTTAACCATATCGGGGCATTGCGATATTGTTCTACCATAACAATTATACGCTACGCCTAGTTGATTATTACTATAATATGTAGCATCATATGGTATACTGGGGTTAACAAACTTTTTAATCAATTTTTGATTTTCAACAACTGCATTATATAATAAAATATCGCTCATTGTATCTCCTTATTTCAAATCTGGCAAAGAGTTAAACAAAGATACTATAGAAACAGGAATTTTTGGTACGTCATCATTAAATGCAACGTGCTTCCAAGGATATACTGTTTTCATAGATTCTAAATATGAATCAATTTCTGTTAAAAATGCATCAATCTTGGCTTGGTCTGCAGAATCAAAACTATATACGCTAGTATATTTTGTAACGTAATTTTTTCTTTGAATAGCAATTTCTTCGTTTTGTACAGTTTGATCTTTTGTATTTACTACAATACTCAATTCGTTACTAGTAGCAGAAGCTACATAATAATCATTAAGTTTTGGATTAGTAATCTTTCCATATACCGTGCCGTCATAATTAATTTCGTCTTCAAATACATATTCAACAGGGTCTGGCGCATGAACTAATAGAATAGCAACTGCTAATTCTGTTTCTGATGCTGTTGAAATTTCAATAGGAAATATTTTGGTTGCTTCAGTTGGATCTGATTCTGGTTCCTCTTCATAAACAGTAGGAACAAGAGTACCGTTGACTGATTTAACCCATATTTTACTAGGACCATCGTATTGAAATTTTGCCGTTTTGTTTTCTGTAAAATCGTCAACCCAAAGTTGATTTGGGACTTTAATTGTAAGCGTTTTTTTCATTTTTTTCTCCGTTTTTAACACCAACTAACTTTAACCATGCCTGTTCTACCTAAATCACCATAACCTCCGGTCGCTCCACCCATCATATGATTAAAAGCTCCACCTTTCCCAGGCTGACATCTATTCCCAGTGCATGCGCCGCCCCATGACATCCCACAATAGTAACCTGATGTATAAGAGACGCAACATATATTAGAAATAGTACCATTAGGTAACATTGTTGGCTGGTCACACATGCATCCATAGAAGTTTGTGTCAAACCAATCTGCCGCATACATACTTGGAATTTTATATAGAGTACCCGTTGAAGAAGTTCCGTGAGCAGTTACTTCTGAATCAAAGGTTCTTGTGATGCGTGGCTTATTAGTATCGCAAGACATCTGACAGGAGTTAGAGAAACACATAAATAGAGCGTTACTGTCGCAACATAAACATCCACTGCTGGCACAAGCAGGATTTGGTTGATATCGACAACACCCATTACTTACACCACCCCAAAATTGAGTCATCATTCTGTATAAACTTGAACACCCGCCCATAGCACAAAAATTACACAAATCATATCCGGTTACATAACTAGCGCATCCACTAACATTTACACTGCATGTACAATATAACTGGGTTCCGTTTGCGCACCCAGCGCATAATGTATATGCGCAACCAGGGACCGCTTTAATTATCATAGAGGCATATGCGCCAGTGGCCCCAAAGGGGGAACCGGAACAACACATACCTGGACTGGTTCCAGCACCAGCACCCCATAATTCAAATCGTACTTTTGTAGTACCAGCAGGAACAGTCCAAGCGCAACATTTTCCAGCATTAAAATTAACCGAGTTATCGTATACACATAAAGTACCAGACACAACTGGTAATTTAGGGATTGCGCTTGGCCATAAATTAAAAAAGGATGGGTCTTCTAGCGCAGATGTATACTCTCCCATGTCCATCCTTAAATTCCGATTTGCCATTGAAATGGCGTTATACAATAAAATATCTGACATTATATCTCCTTATACCGCAACAATTGTATTTATAGAACCGTCGTTATTATATGTTACGGTTATAGTTTTTGTTATGCCATTAGTTGTTTCCGTATATGACGTTATTTTGTACTCTGATAAAAGAATCCCGACATTGGTATAAACAATATTTTTTATATCAATACTTGGGGTAATAAACCTAGATACATATCCATTAGAATCATACGTCACGTTACTTGTATAATTATCAACATTACCTAGCAAATTAACCTTGTTGTAAACCGCATCAACAGCAGTCTGTACATCAGTAGCCGCTAACCCAGAAACAGAGTTATTGTAATATGTATCCGCCACCCTCGAAATTATCAATATTCTCAAAATACATTTCGATTGGGAATGCGTATTTGAATTTTGATAATCGATCTTCGCCAAGAATATTGTTGTCTATAGAACCAGACAACATTAATGCAGTTAATGAATGAGCCTCTGGTGCATCGTGCTGTAATTTAATAACTTCTCTAAGCATTACTTTAGTCATATTAATCCTTAATTTGTAATCTCAGTTATAGGAATAAATCCCTTTTTCAAGTAATGTTTAGTGTTTACGTCATAGTTGTTCAAAGAAAAACTTTCACAGCATATTACAGTATTACATGGATATCCATTTTTGTTAAAATCATGATTTTCTAGATTACTTATAAACGTTTTTCTAGTATCAGAATCGTGTATTTCTAATAGCGTATTTTCGTTTACGTTGCCTAAAGAAATATCATTGTTATCGTCTAGACAGCATGGGTACCATTGACCATTTGGTGCAATGAATGCTTGTGTTTTCACTCTATCAAGCATTGGGCAATTAAGCGTAGATTGATCAATTGGAGATTTGACTATACCGTTTTTCAACAATTTGCGTTCTGACCAGAATCCGGACTTAGACGGCGAAATGTCAATGTTAACGTCATGAATATTAATAATTTTAGATAACGATTGTTTCGTCAACTCAAAATTAGAAAATGGAATATCTTTATCGTTTAATTGATTAGGTTTATGACCTAATACTGCCTTTACTGTAATTGTATATTCGGCCACCGGCATAACATTGATTTTCACTTTAAGTTCAGGCTGAAATTCATTTCTAAGTTTCATAAACCTTTTGAAATTACGAATAACTGACTTATAGCTGATTCCCTTTGCCGCGTAATATGTTTGTTCATCATGTCCATCTATATTAACTGACATTGTGTCAAGTAATTTTTCTTTAACGATTGATTCAGATAAAGCCTTTGTCATCATGCCAAAATTACTTAAAGAACTTATGATAGCATCTGGAAATTTTTCTCTTGCATATCTTGCAATTTTTAAAAAATCTTTATTATAAATTCCTTCACCGTTCTCACTTAATGTAATATGCTTAATTTTCCAAGGGAACTCTGCAGACGAAGCTTCGTCTAATATCTTTTTAGCAGTTTCCCAAGGCATATCATAATAGTGTTTTGAGCCTCTAGTAGATGGACACCAAACACATTTTGCATTACATCTATTCGATAACGCCAGATTCAATTCTTCTATCATATTATTGTACTAAAGATGGTATATTATGTTTTAACGAACTAGAATTTATATCGGGTTTAGAAAGAAAAACTTTATCTATAAAATGAAAATTCTGTAGTATCGATAACAGTTCTTCTCTATTAGTGTAAACGTGTACTTCGTTACCTTCGGATGCTTTATCTATTAACGATCTAATGATATCAGAATCAATATCTGCGTCTTCTAACTTAAACGTTATTACTTTGTTGTGCTGGCAAATGTCTTCTTTATTCAAGCACACATAATCTAAACGATTAAGTTTAGTGTTTAGTACTACGTTTATATATTCTAAACACTGGATTAATTCCATTCCCGAATTAATCCCTCCAGCTAACATACCGCATACTATAGCTGGAATGTCTATTGAATTAGACGAATACGATTCATCAAACATAAATTCATATCCATTACAATACTTATCACTGTAAAGTTTATAGATTCGATGATTTTTCAATATTAGTAAATTATCTACTTTATAAGAAGACCAATTACCATTGAAGTCTTCGTTCTCAATTAAAAGATAGTTTGCGATGCGGCACTCCATATATTTTTTAGAATATGCTATAACAGTGCAAGCTTTTTTTAACAAACTTGAAATTATAGTTTCTATAGAATCTAGAGTGCCAAAGCCAATATCATACAACACTGATACAGACTTATGATTTACTTTTTCATTGATTAATGAGTACACATCAAAATTGTTGATGTGTACATCGGAGATACACTGAAAAACTTTAGAGTTCTTATTAGATATATATTGAGTTATTTTTGGCGTATTTTTTGTCTTTAAGAATATATCTTTGCTCAATGTATATTCATCACACATGTAACTAATCAATTGTGGTTTTTCAAAAAACATATTACAGTAATTATACGCAGTGATAGCACCGCCTGGACTTAATCTAGTAGAATTAGCCCGGTGCGTTATCAATTCGTCTTGTACAATAGACCCATAGACGAATTCATATATTATGCTATCACCAATAACATTAATCATATTTTGGAAATTTATCTATTCCATCTCTTAGTTGACGCCAATTTGATGGTTTTTTGTGTTTTTCGTCAGTGCTTGGAATTTTTTCTTCATTCACTTCCATATCTAAAATCTGATATGTAGATAATGTCAACCATTGTTTATTTTCAGTGTCCCAAAATTTCACTTTATTATTTAGATCCCATCTAGCTTCAATAGGTTCGCTCTCTGCCATTTCTTGCTGCGGCAATTCCGGCATGAGGCTTGGATCAAGCGTCACTGTCGTAGTTTTTGTTCGAACGTCTAATGGGGTTTTTGAATATAGCGGATGATGGTTTACTGCATCATCATAATTTTCGTAATACTTTATAGATGCAGTAAAACGATCTAGCTTTTCACATAACCAGAATTGATTAGGGTACCATTTTCTTAAAAACATATCGAATATATGATGTATGCGTCTAATATTAATCTGCTTCCATTCATTATCGTCGTTTTCCCATACCCAAAGATACGGGTCAGCAGACTCTAAATCATTGAACGGTCTATTAGTTTTCGGCGCAAGATCATTCCTTAAAGTTAATATTGTAGATTCTACCGTATTCGGTAAGTGATGATAGCGAAGATCACTTTTAACTAGCGGTCCTTTTCCACCTGGAGAATATCCTCCAACGTCCAAGTAGACTATACTCTGTTCAAACAAGTATACTAATTTTTTCTTAAATAAACTAAGTTGATCATCAGGTATCCATTCCCGCGTGAGGTTTGGATACTTGTCAGCTAATTCCTGATCAGAAAGAGTGTCAAAGTCATTTCGAAGTTGCGCCATTTCATCAGATGTGAAAAGAATTTCTTCTCTAATATTTTCAATGTCAACTGCAAGATTTTCAGAATATACTGCAATGTCATTAAATATTTTTGTCTTAACAATCGTCATTAATTTCTCCAAGTGCATTTTCTTAGTTGCAGATTGTCAATAATTTGCTATGCTCTGGAAGATACAAATATTCGATATCGCTTTGTTGCAATGTCCAAAGCGCATCTTCTAAAGTTTCTACTAATGGTTCTCCGCCAAGATTGAACGAGGTGTTAAAAATAATAGGAACACCAGTTTTTTCTTTAAACGCTTTAATGATTTTATAGTAAAGTGGATTTTGTTCTTCAGTCACAGTCTGAATGCGACATGTGTCATCTACGTGAATGATAGAAGGAATTTTTTCTTCAAATCCAGGTTGACAGTTTACTGCATACATCATATGCGGAGAATCTTCCATGCCGCGTAAATCAAACCATTCATGAACATCTTCTGCTAATATAGAACCAGCAAATGGTCTAAAGTATTCACGACGCTTTATAAGATTTACAAAGTCTTTACCATCTTTAAAAGTAGGATCAAACATAAGTGATCGATTGCCTAAAGCTCTCGGCCCATTTTCAGAACGACCTTGAAAACATGCAACGATGTTTTTATTTGTCATTAATTCTACTACATCAGAATCATTGCAATCTTGAATTGCTGCGCCATACTTTTCTGCAAGTTCATGAACTTGTTCGACTGTATAGTCATATTTAGGACCAAGATAAATTTCTCGTGGATGCACATCTTCAGATTTAGTTACTTCATGATAACCCAATAAAGCTACACCAATTGCAGTGCCACCGTCGTTTGAGATTGGCTCAACGTATAATTCAATATCCTTTTCGCGAAGAGTATCAAGAAAATAATAATTGGCTACACAGTTAAGAGCATATCCACCTGATAGAACTACTTTTTTCTTTCCAGATGATTCTACGGCTTTAAGAATAAGCTGTAAAACTTTTTCTTGTGTTCCGGTTTGAAGAGCATACGCAAGATCACGACGATTTTGCATTAAAGTAAGATCTTCTCCCTCATTTGGAACTGAATCAAGTTCTGTATATTGAGATGCATTGATAACAGCTGTTCCGGGATATCTTGGCGTGACCAAGTTTTTATTAGTAAGTTTTATTTCGAACTTGCTATCTTCACAAAACAATGATGGAATGTTTGTATTTGGTTTACCGTATGGGAATAGACCCATAGTTTTACCAGCTTCTATTCCAGAAAAGCCGCAATACTCTGTGACTGCTTCATATAGCTTTACAATTCCTGCATTTCCGGAAATTAAAGATTCATGAGTTCCTTCTTCACCTAAGTATTTCGAATCGCTATTAAAATCATGATTATTGAATAACATTGATGAACAAGCAGAATGCTTATATAATGTTTTAAAATTGCTGGGATAACCACAATCAAATATAGATTCTACTTCCCACATATAATCGTATTCTGAAATTCTAGTTGCAGAACCAGCGCCATCGACTACTAAAGCGACAGCGTCTTTCCAGCCAGAGCGATAGAACGCACAAGCCGCATGAATTTTATGATGCTGAAAAGATAAGTCAATTACTTGTGGATGATTTATTAGATCTATATTCTTACGCTCAATTAAGCCAAGTTTTCTTGCAAGACCAGTGTATACATTGTCTCCAGTATAATCTACTGAACCAGCACCAGATATAGGTTGTGTGTGAGACACGAAGATATAGTCTACTTTATCAGTGTATTCTTTTACCTTCATCATGGCTGCATATGGGCCGCCATCATACTTATGTCTAGATAGGCGTTCTTCTTCAATAGCAAATACGATTTTACCGTCTTTTAACAAGCATACACCAGCATTATGACCTCGCGAAATTCCTAATATATACCCACTATTACTCATTACTTAACTCCAATTGAATTACAAACTGATTTTACAATATCATTAATGATTTTATCGTTCTTATTGATTTTCATACAACCATCGTTTACTCTATCTACTTCATCATCCACAGCAAGACGAATAGCAGAATATCTTCTTGTATCTTTATCTACGTCGATAATGTTAACATTCTTTTTATTAGGATAAGAAACATTAATCGCAAACGTCGATCCTAACACGACTGTTGAAGGTTTATCTAACGCGTAGGCTATATGCTGGCCAACTGAATCGCACCCTAAGAAATGATCAGCCGCAGAAATAAATCCCATCCATTGTCTGATAGAAGCATTATCTGGCTTTGGCACTGGTTGTTCACAACCTAAATCATTGAACGGAACTGGAAATTCCGACATAAGTATAACGCCTATTTTTTTCTTCTGAAGTCTTTTTATAATGTCTGCTGCATCGAACGTGTCAAAGCTTCTTCCAGAGTTATCGTACGGGAATCCATTCGGAGTCATCGTCGATCTACCGAACGGCTGAAATACTATGATTTTTTCAACGTTGAGTTTTTCTTTCATTTCGCGCACAGTTATGAATGCACCGTTTGTCTCAAATCCTGAAAGATATAAGTTTGGCTTTTGAACATCTCTTAAGCCCTTTTTGTTTATCTCTATATCAAATGCTTGAGCAATGCTACATAGTTGATTATAGTATTCCCAAACTCTATATGGTTCTGGAGTAACACAATTTCTATTTTTGATATGTGATTCGAAAAGACCTTTATGATCAGGCTCGAATGCGCGTGGATGTAGAACTGGATGTCCTCTAAAGACATCCATTCCGCTTTCGCAGACGATTATAAAATCGTCGTCTGGATTTTCTTTATGATATAATTCTAAAGCGGGAATTGATGATATTACTCTACCGCTGCCACCATTAATAAAGAAAGCGCTGCTTCGTTTCGTGGTATCCATTTTATCTCCATTAAAAATAAATTCTATCAGTTTATCACGTATTATATATTATATATACCACAAAACGTGGTGATGTTTACTAAGATCAATAACTTGTGGGTGTTCATTTAGATCTTGTTTGCGGTCAATCAGCCCTAGTTTTCTAGCTAACCCGGTATAAATAAAATCACCCGTGTAATCTACTTTACCGCAAGTTTCAGCTAAACTTTGTGTATGAGAAACAACGATATAATCTAATTTATCGGTATACTCCAACACTTTTAACATGGCGGCATATGGACCCCCATCATATTTATGTCTACTTAATCTTTCTTCTTCTATGGCAAAAATTATTTCACCATCTTTTAATAAGCAGACTCCTGCATTGTGTCCTCTGCTAATACCAAGGATATATCCTGAATTCATGTTATACTCCACCTAATGCTTGTTTTATAGGGTTTTGTTTTAGTTTAAAATCAGGCAGTTTTTCACAACTTGATTCTGCGGGTTTATTTTGTTTCTTATCTTTAGGTAATCTACCCAATTTATCTCTCACACTTTTGATAATCTTGTTGTATGTATCATTAGACAAAATCATAAGATCTTCGTTATTACGTTCAATTCCACCATCGAATGTTATTCTAATTGGTGAGTAGATTCTTTTTTCTGCACCATTATCTATGATAGTAAAATTTTTATTATCTGGGTAGGATATATTTTCCGGAAAAGTTGCTCCAATTACTACTGTTGCTGGCTTATTGAGAGCATGAGCTAAATGTTGACCAACACTATCGCAACCCAAGAAATAATCAGCAGCATTAATAATACCTGCCCATTTTACTAGATCAATGTCTTCTGGTACTGCAGCATTCATTGGTTTGTCTGTAGGGACTTTAAATGGTACCATTAAAATAATAGCATAATCTTCTCCAATGTCTTCTACCATTTTAGAAAAATCTTTAAGTTCAAAGCTTCTACCAGAGGTATCGTAGATAAAATTACCTTCCATCTTTACGCCTGAACCAAATGGTTGGATAACCACACACTTTTCTTTACCGAGCTGTGCCTTTACCTGATTTACTAAATTATGACCATACACTTGCTCTTCTTTACCAAGTGTTAATGAAATTGTTTTAGTATTAGGGACTTCTTTTAAATCATTAATAATATAATCAAACGCTTGAATAAGGTTGGATTTTTGATTGAAATATGAATTCAACCGATATGGTTCGGGGGAAATAATTTCCCTGTCGATCAACTTTTCTTTGAATAGGTCTTTATGCGCAATATGATATACATTATCCCTTAATGATTCGCTTAAAAGAAATAATTCCATCCAAGCCTCACTAACAATAACAACATCTGGATCAATGTTCTTTTTATAATATTCCAATGCTGGTAATGCGCATAAAACTCTACCAGCTCCGCCATTAATAACAAATGCTTTTTTCATAATAACCTCATATCAATATATTATTCCGTATTTATTAAACCGTAAATCGCGTGTTATAAAAAATAAAAATAGCATAAATATTAAAAACAGGATTTAACAATGACTGAAAACTTTTTTAATAAAGGTGCTAATTCTACATTACAATTGCCATCGGGTGTAAATTTGTCATATCAAAGTACAGGACTAGTGCTATATGATAGTCAAGAAGTTGATACATGGTACGTTGGTGATTTTGTATCCGCTGATTACATAATCAATGCAGAATATGGTATTAATGAACGTGAAACCATCCATGCAACATTGGTTGCTACACCAGGTAACTCTAACATCACTATATACGCTAGAACTACCTTGGCTAGACAACTTATCAATGTACGATCTGTATCCACCAATTCAAAAGTTAGTTTAGTTATTCAACCTGCATCCCCCGATATGTCTGGTAGTACAATTTCATACTTTGTAAATTATGCAAAATCTACAATCCCAATTTATCCGTTAAATGCACCTGCAATAGCAACTGGGTGTTATTGGAATTCTACCACTAATAGTGCAGAACTATCTATAACAGCTACTATTATAACAGGTAACATTCTGGTTGGTCAATATGTTTATGGGGATAAAATACCAGATAATGCTACTGTAAAATCATATGATTCTCAAACCAAACATATAGTAATTGAAGGATTTGCTGCAACTAGTATTAAATCAGCAACGAATATGACAATAAAGTTTGAATCATCATCAACACAGCTTGGTGACAAACTAAATAGTACAAGTTTTAAATCAGTGGTCGTTCAAGGACAACCTACTATTGAATCATCGCCATCAAAAGAATTTATAAAAATAACACCTGGTGATGGTATAAATGTGCATACGCATATTGATGATAATGCTGTTGCTATTTCAATTGGTGATACAATACAACATGACTTAACCATATCGGGAAATCATAATCTTGGGTTCACCGATGGTGCATCATTAACGATCCCATCTGGACCAACATTAGATAGACCGTCGACACCATCTTCTGGCAATATAAGATATAATACAGAGTTAACAACATATGAAGGATATAATGGTTCTAGGTGGCACCACATAAGCGGGTTAATCCCAACCTTGATTAAAACTTCTAATTATAACGCATTATCAAACGAATTGGTAAGATGTGATAGTAATGCTGGTGGATTTACTATTACACTTCCCGTTTCCCCAACTGATGGTGATATAATTGGTATACTTGATGTGACTGGTACGTTTAGCACGTTTAATATAAGTGTAATAGCAAATGGGAAATTAATTGAGGGTGCAGCTACCTCATTTATTTTAACTACAGCAGGCGCATATGTTTCGTTCATATATAATTCACCAACCACAAACTGGAGGGTACTATCACAGCCAGTCTCAAATATTATTGGCGGATCTGCTGGGCAAGTACATTATCAATCATCAACTGATACAACCGCATACACTGATACCGGAACACTCGGTCAAGTATTGACTAGTAACGGCGAGTCCGCCCCTACATGGACTACACCAATGGGTGCTGGCAAAGCAATTGCAATGGCGGTTGTATTCGGTGGATAATGTCACCAACGGTGGGTATGTGATGGTGTAGCTGATAGACCAGAATATACCAATTTACTCGTATAACGCACCCGTTTTCTATAAAGACAAAGAGCACCACACCGTACCTGGTGTGTGTGACTATATTACTTCAGCTTATTTGGGTTGAAAAATATCTACCATGCATCTTACGAACCTATTGGTAAGGATATCTAAGTTCTTACATCTGTATAAATTCTAGTCCAGCCGACTTGCGCTAATCAAATAAATAATATAAATAATATATAATGATAAAAGGTAAGTAGAATGGCAAATCCTAATATAGTAAATGTAACAGCCATGTATGGTGTTACAACGTATTACACGCCACCTGGAACGACAGCTGTCGTTCTATTGGCGAATGCTGCGTCATCTGGTAAAATTTATAAAATAAACCAAATTATAGTAACTAATGTTGATGATGGCACAAATGCGGTAACTGCTACAGTTTCTATCTATACAAATGGCGTGGGAGTTCAAGGTTCCGCACCGTCTGGTGGTACAGAGTACGCCATAGCATCAACAATACCAGTTCCGGCTAATGCGTGGCTGACCGTCATTGATAAATCAACATCTTTTTATTTACAAGAAGGTAACTCAATTATCATTAGAAGTGGGGTGGGTGATAAATTAGTCTTTACTGTGTCATATGAAGATATTAGCTAAAATAATCTGAAACAAATATCGCGATATAAAGACTATCTACATAATTATTGTATTATATTTCATAATCTTAAATACTATCAATTATATCTATTACAGTTTGGATCTTAGTTTGAATAATTTTATTACGTAAGCTAAGATCTAACCCTTTATGAACTGGTTTTGGTAATGATTTTAAATCAAACCATCCCCATGCAGTATGTTCAGTGCTTAATAATGGAATAAATTCATTATCAACAATACAAAAATATGTGTGAAAATTGAAAACACTATCATTTGAAACAAATTTTTCTAATGGTAATGTTTTACTTATTTCCGGAATAAATCCAATTTCTTCTTCAATTTCCCGTTGTAATCCCTGCCAAGGATTTTCATTTGCCAAATTAGTACCGCCAACTAAACCCCAAGTTCCATGATGTTTTCCTGATGATTTTTGAATTAATAATACACGATGCGTTGATTTGGAATATATCAATGCACCACTGCATATTATTTTATCATTTACAGTTCTAGTCTCCAAAATCCTTCCTCGTATATACCTTCAAACGACTTAACCCATGAAACACCATTCCATAAGTATTGTACACCTGTGTATATATTAGTTTGCCAAACCATTGTATCATATTCTTGTGAAGAATCAAAAATAACATTCCAATGAATACCATCCCATTCAATGATATCATTGGCGGTTGCAACCAAATCTTCCCCGGTTACGGATTTCCATGCATCAGCGCCATCAATATTCTCAACATCACCGATATCCTCTATCAACAAATATCGTATTCCAATGGGTATGGGCTGGTCATCACGCTCTTTTAATGGTCTTTTAGGATTGTATGTTAATGGGTCAATAATAGCATCAACTTTACCTCTTGCCGATGATTGGTCAAAACCATGGTCTGATTGAAACAACCCGGTAGAATCTATTAATGTATCCTTTACCAGGGTGTCAGGATCCCAATTGACGGCCAATATCGCATGATTAGCTGGGTCTAACGCAACAGTACCAACAATTTCCGAACCATTCGATTGTAATAAAAATAATTTGCTGACTCCTGCAATGTATTTTCCTGGATACACATCTAATGCATCATCCCAATTAAGGGCAGTTCCTTGTCTTACTGGAATTTCAAATTTTGTACCAGCTATTGAATTTTCAGAGGAGCCTAATAATTCGACCTTATTGTTGTGAACTTGAATTTTATATTCAGTAATCGTAGTTCTAACTTGAGATAAAATATCAACCAACGATGAATATGATTCAACAACATCTGTACCAAAAATGTTAAGTTCACCTGAGTTAGGGGTTGTGATAGAACTTTCATACATGTTAGTGATGATATTTGTTATCACACCTAAATGTTTAACTTTTACTGGTGGACTAATCCATATAGGTGAATCCACTGTTAACGTGCACACTTCGATAGGGGAATCGACCCCAACTGGTATTGATCTACTTGACCAATGAATATCTATCAAATTTAAAACAGATAAGCTAGTCCAATCAATATAATTGTCAGTTGTTTGTAGTTCAAGGCTTGGATTGAACAGTACTAATATTTGTTCCAACAACTGTAATTTTTGGTCAGTGTTTGCTGCCCAAATATCCACTTTCATTTCTAATATAAACGGGGTAGGCATCAACCGTTCTACTGTGTAATTTCTGCCTTGCGAACGGGTGTACAATTGATTTCCGGTGGCTGCATCTACTTCTATATCACGTTCTCTAACTCGTACTTTACCAATAAAGGTTGCATCGGCCAATCTATTTCTATCCATTTTTAATTCATTTATATAAACAGAAATTCTTGGTACAGAATTTACTTTGTTTTCTGAATTTTGCCTTAGGATAGATGCCGCTTGGCGATCTGCGTCGCCATATAATACTGGAACACGATTTAATGTTCCATCGCTATATCGAACAATGAAGTTACTGAATACTCTCATTGTTTGAGTAAGATATCGTCTTATTTGACCATCGTAAAAATGTTGCATTATAAATCTGCCTTAGGTTTAAGAACTTTAGAAAGACTTTGACGTTGCGCCTCCCTATTGTTGTATAATGATACATTCCAAATACCAGAAATTGGAATAGTAACTTGTTCATTATTGATAATTGGTAGAACAATACGAAGTTTATCAACTCCTTCATCATCATACAATTCAAAAATATTTGGATACTCCACATATGCGAATGATATAGTTGCTGTTTCTAACTTGAACACAACATACAATGCAGTTTGATATAGGATATTAGTGTTTATGTTAAACACACCATCTTCGATATAAACCATATCATCAGTGACTTTATCATTAAACATGTAATTACTGTTGTTGATAAATCCGGTTTTAAGGGTGTCCCGTGTGTCGGTATTTGTCATAGTCATTCTAACTGCATCTTCGACCTTCATCCAATTATTTCCATCAAAACTGAATAATCTATTTGGCATAAAATCCGTTCGCAAAAAGAAATCATCCTTTCCTGGGTTTGGTGGGAATTGAATGCCATGTCCAAAATCATACCCATTTGGGGGGAACCCATCCCCAATCAAATACCCATTGTAACCATTCCGAATCGCCCTCGCATTATTTTCACTGGTTAAGTAAGATGAAGTACTAGCATCCATCGTACTTAAATCGGCAGTGTTTAATACTGGCTTTCCATTCTTGTCAACTGCTAAAGTATAAAATTGCCGAGTTTCGTAGCCACTTAATGGGGCATCTGCTTCTGCTTGCGCTATCACCGCATCAGATATTTCAAGTTCTCTATTCTTAGTACTCAATAACTCTCGTAGGGTCATATCACTAGGATATCCATTAGCATCTAATGCGGGTTTATCTAAAATATCAGCAAACTGTTGACTGTCCGTTACTTTTTTCAATTTCAAACGATACAAATGTGGATACCAAGTGGCACTGAAACCCTCACTTGCACGACCAACATCTTCGATAACATAATATCTAGGTAAACTGATATCATAATCATTTAGCGCAAACTCATCTTTTAAATGTGGAAGTTCCATTACATCCCCACTCAATGGTTTTCGACCAAGGTAATTGATAAAGTCATTGATATGGACAGTCATATATAGTGTATCATTATCAATAAACAACCCAAATTGACTTAGATTAAAATCAATATTTTGAACATTGTAAATTCCTCGTACCCTATATATTTCTTCATCATATTTTCGATCACGATTTTCTAAGAATAGTAAATCTTGAATATTTGTTTCTTTAACTACATCGTATATTGGTAGATCTGCAGTACCTTCTAGAGGATTTTTCGGCCCCAAATACTTATGAACGTATACATCAGTGCCCCCTACTTGGAACATTTGTGATATTTGACGATCTATAAATCGATAATTATTGCCTTTCTCCGGTTTATAAAGACTTAGTCGTGGCAAAGTATTTCTCCTTGTATATTATGTATATTTAGCGAATGATAAATATACATGGAGAACCATTATGTCGGAAAATACATCGTTAATTGAAAGAAATAAAGTATTTGAATATGTTAAGACAATGCTTGGTGATGGCATGATTGACATAGATTTAGACCCAACTCATTATGAAACAGCATTGGAACGGGCATTAACCCGGTTTAGACAACGCAGCCCAAATGCGGTCGAAGAAAGTTATAGCTTTTTGGAGTTAATACAAGACCAAAATGAATATAGATTACCCGATGAAATTGTCGAAGTCCAAAGTGTATTCCGTCGTGCAATTGGTTCACGGTCTGGTATGGGCGCAGGTGGTACACTATTTGAACCATTTAACTTGGCATACACCAACACGTATCTATTAAGTGGTAGCATGATGGGTGGATTGGCCACTTATGATATGTTCGCTGGGTATCAAAAGTTAGTCGGTAGAATGTTTGGTAGTTTTATTGAATTTAAATGGAAACCACAAAATCACACGTTAACAATACTACAACGACCATTTGCACAAGGCGAACAAATTTTAATTAAATCACATAATTACCGACCTGATTTTGTACTATTAACTGATTTATATGCTAAACAATGGTTGCGTGATTATACATTGGCAACATGCAAAATGATGTTGGGTGAAGCAAGAAGTTTATTTGCATCAATCGCCGGACCAAATGGTACAATTCAGCTAAATGGCACCGAGTTAAAATCATCTGCAAAAGAAGATTTGGCAATATTGGACAAAGAATTAGAAACCTTGATATCTGGTGGAACAGGGTATTCATTTGTGTTAGGATAATAATTGATTTCTTTATAATTCTGTGATATAATAGATATTATAGGAGATTATATGATAATAGGAATTGTTGGTTCAATGGGGGCAGGTAAAGATACTATTGCGGATTACCTAACAACTATTCACAACTTTCGACGCGAATCATTTGCATCAAGTCTCAAAGATTCTGTATCTGCAATATTTGGATGGGATAGAACCTTACTAGACGGTCGTACAAAAACGGCACGAGACTGGCGAGAACAGCCTGATAACTGGTGGGCAACTAGATTGTCCATCCCGCAGCTTACCCCAAGATGGGTGTTGCAAAATTTTGCAACTGATTTATGTCGCAATCATTTCCATCAAGACATTTGGATTGCTAGTTTAGAACATAGACTTAGCAAAAGTGAAGACAATATTGTTATTACTGATTGTAGATTCCCAAATGAATTTGATTCTATAAAAAGAATGGGTGGAAAAATCATACGGGTATCACGTGGACCCGCCCCAGCATGGCATTCACACGTGTCTGCTGCATTATCTGGTGATTCTACGAGCAAATCAATATTAAACCAATATGGTGTTCACGAGAGTGAATGGGCTTGGTATGGGTTGGTGTGTGATGTGATTATAGAAAATAATGGAACCATAGATGATTTATATACCAATTTGAATATGTTTATAAATCCGGAGTTAGATCCCCCTGCTTCCACGATATCCCTTCCTGATGTAGTATCCGTTGACAGTTGGCGCACACTGTTTTGAGATTTCCTGGTCTACAATTGTTTAAATTACCATCTACATGAAATACCGAAAATATTTCTGTATATGGTGATTTGAACCCACATTTATCACATTGTGTTTTTATTCTATACCCAGCAGTATACCATCGACAAATCTGTACATGACCTTTTAAACAAGATTCACATAGTTTTCGGTAATAAGTACGCCCATTCTTAATATAATTTATTGCAGCCGGTTTACATCCACATTTACATAATGGTCTCATAGCAATATTTACAAAAAATAACCCTTTTTATCCCTTTTTTGGGGGCTATATTAAGGGTAAAAACCATAAAAGTCACTAAATAAAGATAAGATCTTATTAGAACTTTATTATGGAGAATACATTATGGCTCAACTTAGTTCACCTGGTGTAAGCGTATCGGTAATCGACGAAAGCTTTTATACATCAGCTGCCCCTGGCACAGTTCCTTTAATTTTTGTTGCAACTGAAGAAAACAAACGTAATGGTGCGAGTACCGGTACCGCACGTGGTACATTAAAAGCAAATGCTGGCAAGGTATATTTAATTACTAGCCAAAAAGATTTAACTGATACATTTGGTACACCTAAATTTATCACAGATGGAAATAACAATCCAGTTCATGCTGGAGAACAAAACGAATATGGATTACAAGCTGCGTATAGCTTTTTGGGTGTTAGCAATCGTGCATATGTAGTTCGTGCAGATGTTGACTTGGCACAATTGTCTGCAATGTCAAAGGAACCAACTGGAAACCCTGCGAATAATACCTTTTGGTTATCTACTAACTCATCAAAATATGGAATTTTTAAATGGAATGGTGGATTGGCTGATACCGCTGGCGGTCAGACATTTGCTAATGTTGTTCCTGTCGTTATTAATAATGTTGAATTAGTAGATGCAAGCACAGGTGCACCTAACCTTAGTTATGGTGCAATTGGTACATATGCAATTGTGACAGTCAATAACTTAAACACAATGTGGTATAAAAAACCAATGACAAAAACCCCAGTTTCATGGGTTGCAGTTGGGTCACAGGCGTGGATTGCGAGCAGCCCAACAGTAAGGGGGTCTGAGGTAAATGTAACGTTAGTCAATGAAGATACACTTGTTATCAATGGGGTTAATGTTACCAATGTAACAACATTAGATGCATTGGTAGCTGCGATTGGTACTAGTATTCCTGGGGTAACTGCTGCGCTGATCGATGAGCATTTGGAATTATATTCTTCTGGTGTGTCTATCGAATTATCCGGTTCCACTGTAGGTAAGGCTGGCTTAGGATTCGTTGGAAATGATGGAGTAGTTGATTTAACGCCGATTTACAATCCTCCTGCATTGGCGATTTCAAAACATACACAAGTCCCATCTTGGAAAAGAACTGGTTCTGAAATTAGACCATCTGGTTCTTTGTGGATTAAAACAACCTCATACAACTTGGGTGCAAATTGGGATGTTAAAAAATTCAATGCACAAACCAAATCTTGGCAAAATTTAACTGTTCCATTATATGCAAATAATGCAGCAGCGTTAGCTGCAATGGATGCAGTACATGGTGGTATTAATTTAGCCGGAAATACAGTTTATGTAAAATACAATGATGAAGAAACTGCTGTATTATCAGGCAGTGTAAATTCGCCTGCGGGTGCAAACTTTAAAATTTATCGTCGTCGTGGTGTTGGCCAAACCTCTATCACATCTATCGCTGTTATTTCACAATTCGCCACTGGTGCATATGATTTTAGAATTAGTGAGACATTAGTGGGTTCACCATTATATTCACCTACAAAAGTAGTTTCTTTCAATGGTACAGGTGTAGCACGTGATGCCGCAACAATTGTTGAAGCAATTAATAATATTGGTCTTGTTAATGTTGTTGCTAGTTTAACACCAGCTAATAAAATTGTCATTACCCATAAATTAGGCGGGGATATCAAATTCAGTGACGGGGCAGGTGCCCCTATTGCTAGCTTATTCGGTGCAATTACCGATACTAGAGCAACACCAACCACTAATTTGTACGGTATGCCTGGTGTTAATGCAACCGAATACTATGCTTCATTGTGGACATCATTGACCGATGACAATTTACGCGGGTTCGTTGAAGCAGCGACCATTGCGCCAGTAAGTGGCGCGGTTAATGGTCAATTATGGTATAATACTAAAGATGAAGCTGACATTTTAATTAATAATGGTTCAACTTGGGTTGGATATCAATTCCACGGCAATGGTACATCTACTTTCGATAGCCCATATTATAATGCAACTGATTCAAGAAAAACCGATCCAAATGGCCCAATTTGGAGTGCATCAAAACCAACCACACAGTCTGATGGAACACCATTGGTTGAGGGCGACTTGTGGATTGACATGACTGATGAAAAACAATTCCCAGCTATCTACAAATTCCAGGACTTCCCTAAAATATGGAAGTTGGTTGATTCAGCAGATCAAACTACTGAAAATGGTATTTTATTCCATGATGCACGTTGGTCAATATCTGGTGAAGATTCTGCCCCAGCAGCAATTGAACAATTGTTGCATAGTGACTTCTTAGACCCAGATGCGCCAGACCCAGCATTATATCCAAAAGGAATGTTGTTGTGGAACTTACGTAGAAGTGGATGGAATGTAAAACGTTCTGAAAATAATCATATCGATTTATCAAGTAGTAATTATCGTTATGGTAATGAAAGAACCTCTCTATACAACCCACACCGTTGGGTTAGCGAAGCAGCTAATCAAGAAAACGGTGCTGGTACATTTGGACGACTTGCCCAGCGTAAAGTGGTTGTTCAGAAACTGCAAGCATTGGTAAATTCCAATCAATCAATTCGTGATGAAGAAGGCACAGTATTTAACTTATTAGCCACCCCAGGATATCCTGAATTAGTTGGTGAAATGGTTAGTCTAAACTATGACCGTGGGTTAACTGCATTTGTTGTTGCTGATACCCCTTCACGTTTAACACCAGATGCGACCAGTTTAAGTAACTGGGGTCGCAATATTGCCGGTGCACTGGAAGATAATGATCATGGTATTGCATCATTTGATGAATATGCTGCATTCTTCTATCCTTGGGGATACACCAGTGATAACATTGGTAATAATATAGTTGTCCCACCAAGTCATATGATGCTACGCACAATTGCATTAAATGACCAAGTTGCATACCCTTGGTTTGCCCCTGCTGGAACACGTCGCGGTGGCATCACAAATGCTACTGCAGTTGGCTATGTTGATGCAGAAGGTGAATTCAAGTCAGTTGCATTAAACACTGGGCAGCGTGACACCCTAGCATCAGTAAAAGTAAATGCTATTACATTCATTAATGGGTCTGGTTTAGTCAACTATGCTCAATATACAAGAGCCAGAAATGCAAGTGCATTAGATCGTATCAATGTAGCACGTTTAGTAGTTTATTTACGTAGGCAGTTCGATAAATTAGCAAAACCATATTTATTTGAACCAAATGACGTTCAAACACGGAATCAAATTAAAGCTGCAGCAGAAAGTTTGTTACTTGAAATAGTTGGCCAACGTGGTATCTACGACTATATCGTTGTATGCGATGAATCAAATAATACACCAGCTAGAATTGATCGGAATGAACTATACCTTGATGTTGCCATCGAACCAGTCAAGTCTGTGGAATTCATTTATATTCCGTTAAGATTGAAAAATACTGGCGAAATCAAAGGATTAGGATAATAATAGGAGTATAATAATATGGCAATATCATCATTAAGCAATTTTTCGGTACCAGTAGCAGGGTCAAATGAGACCCTGTTAATGCCAAAATTGAAATATCGTTTTAGAATTACTTTTAGTAATTTTGGTATCGATGCAGATACAACTGAACTTACTAAACAAGTTGCTGAAGCATCCCGACCAAAAATTACATTTGAAAACAAAATAATTGATGTATACAATTCACGCGTTAATTATGCGGGAAAATGGACTTGGGGCGCGATTACGCTTAAACTACGTGACGATGTTACAGGTAAAGTTAGTGATTTAGTTGGTAAACAAAACCAAAAACAATTTGATTTTTTTGAACAAAGTTCAGCCGCTTCTGCGGGTGATTATAAGTTTATGATGATTATCGAAATGTTGGATGGTGGAAACGCAGCTAGTTTCAAAGAAGATACTAGTGTAATAGAAAAATGGGAATGTTACGGCTGTTACCTAACGGACACCTCATATAATGCATTAGCATATAATGCCGCGGATGCAATGACAATCGACTTAACAATTCAACCAGATACTTGTGTTCAAATAAAAGGTGGTTCACTAGGAACCGACTCTTTTGCGTCGAATCGAAACCCTGGTACAATTGCAACATCGGTAGGTTCTTAATCAACCATAAAAAGCCCACTTCGGTGGGCTTTTTTATTTTACGGGTATTATTAAAATACTAAATAATAATATGTCATTTACACCACCTCATCAATTACAATCGAATAGTAATATATCACTTCGTAGTCAACAACACGCCTCACGGTTATTCGTTGATGACCAATTTCGCCTTGCACCAAAACATAATTTTTTATTTCATGTTGCATTTAATATAAATCAAGAAGTGTTAAAAAACATTGAATTAGTTCAAAAATACAAAAATGAAATTAATATGTTGGTTAAATCAATTGATTTGCCTAGTTTTGAAATTAAAACAACAACCTTTAACCAATACAACAGAAAAAAAATTATTCAATATCGCCATAACCCTAAAGATATAAGTATTAAATTTCACGACGATAACATGGGATTAATAAATCAGGTATGGCAAAATTATTACAGTTATTACTATGCCGATTCAACAACCGCCAAGAAGACCAGTACATTTGCAAAAAATGCAACTAGAAATTCAAGCTTTATCACTGGGGTATATGGATTAGATAATGGTAGTAATAAGCCATTTTTTAATTATATAACAATTTACCAAATGGCAAGACACGAATATGTGAGTTATAAATTAATAAATCCAATTATAACTGGATGGAATCACAACAAACTTAGTTATTCAGATGGGAACGTACGTGACTTTGATATGACTATTGGATACGAAGCTATTTCGTATGACACCGGCTTTATTACTGCTACAGAAAAACCAGAAGGGTTCGCAGAAGAACATTATGACAATACCCCATCCCCGTTAACCGCCGGGCCACAATCGGACGGGTTAAATGAATGGCTTGGTGCATCTTTTTCTAATCCGGCAGTTGATGCATGGTTGAGTAATGCTAATACAAAAGCAACACAAATTAATACATATCAGAATACTAGTACCGACAGTTCGGGCGTCTCTGTACAAAATTCCATCACATCTACCATCGGCGGTCTTAATGGGACTACATTCCCGACTGGTAATTCTAGTAGTGATAACACAAATGCAACATCGGGGGTAACTACATGACATTAAATTTACCAAAACAACCAACTACTGATTCATCAATTGAAGTTAGGGAATTTTTTGATAAATTCTATTCAAAAAAAGTGAGTTTTCCAGTACAACATATAGATGCAATTGTGGCATTCTTCATGAAACGTGATTTTGATTCAGAAAGCGCAAAATCAATTGCAATGGTTATATTAAATCAAGCACGGGAAGATAACATAAATGTGCTAACGGTAATGGATAAATTAAAAGGATTAACTGATGTCCAATTAAACTACATAATAGCACAAATTTTAAATTCATCTAGAGAAAAGACTAGTATTATTGGATATAGAATTGAATCAACATATGACGAATATGAAACAAGAAACATTTTAGTATAATATGGCACATTCGTTTGCAAAAGGCAAATTTAATATGAAAAACTCAGAGAAATATGTTGGAACAAAAATTCCTATGTATCGTAGTTCGTGGGAATTGAGTTTTATGAACTTTTGTGATAATAGTCCAAGTATACAAAAATGGGCAAGTGAAGCAATATCAATCCCATATCGTGACCCATTAACAGGCCGCCAAACAATTTATGTCCCAGACTTTTTTATCCAATACTTGGATAAAAATAACAAGCTTAATGTTGAATTAATCGAAATTAAACCAGCCAGTCAAACATTATTGGAACGTACTGGAAAAAGTGTACACAATCAAAAACAATTCATTAAAAATCAGGCAAAATGGCAAGCTGCCCAACTTTGGTGTAAACAGCAAGGTATAAAATTTAGAGTTCTTACTGAAAATGATTTATTTCATACTGGGTCACGCTAAACATACTATACTCCATTGATAAACAATATAAATACAACTATTGTAAATCAAAGGAATTAAAATGACTCGGAAACTGGAAGAAATACTGAATTTACCAGAGAGTAATGTAATAGTTAAGCAAGAACCTGTAAAAAAGAAATCAACTAATGTTACCCCTCGGAACTTTAGGAGTATGGACGATTTTGACAAAATATCAGCCGCCTTACCTAAAGTCACTGGGTTGGGAGATGTAAGTGACGATGAACTTGATGCATTGGCCCGACGTGCAACTGATGCATACGATGACCTTATGGATTTGGGTATGAATGTTGAAGCAAGATACTCGGCCAGAATTTTTGAGGTGGCTGGTGGAATGCTTAAAAATGCAATCGATGCTAAATCAGCAAAAATTGATAAAAAACTAAAAGTTATCGAACTTCAACTCAAAAAACAGAAGATAGATAATGATATAAATTCAGACGATAAAGGTCTTAATATTCAAGGTGAAGGATTTGTTGTTGCAGATCGTAATAGCATTCTTGAGAAATTAAAGAATATGAAATAAATACACTATTGGGATTACACATATGAAATCATTTAAAGAATATTTAATCGAATCAAAACAAACGTATAAGTTTAAAATTAAGCTCGTTGGTGAATACGCCAACGACACATCTGATAAATTAAAAGTAGCATTGGACAAATTTAATGTTGACTCTATTTCGAACGGCAAAGAAACGCCAATTCAAGAAAAACAAATAGAGTTCCCATTACACACAAATGTTAGAGTTACAATTTTTGATGCTGAATTATTATACCCGGCAACAAATATTGAAATACAAAGTTTGGTAGCAGCCGCATTGAACTTACCACATGACTGCATAAGAATTCGGTCATTGGCTGATGAAAATGAAAATGAACTTAACCATCAACACGATGAAAAAACTGGCAAATCATTGTTAGGAACTGATTATGATAAAGAAAATAATCAAGACCTGGTCGGTGATACGCACGTTATGAATTTACTTAAAGAATTAAATAAAACTAAACATGCTGGTGAACAGTATAAAGGAGTTAACGATAAAATATTGGCTGAAAAAGTACCAGTCGAAAAAAAGTCATGCTCCAACGGATGATAAAAAATGGAACTAAAAGTACTATTGGTTCAACCACCCATCAATAACAAACAAAAATAGGAAAATAAGATGAATTTTAATAATTTATATAAAAAAATATCTAATATCGATTCCGGGGTAGTTAATGAATGTTCGTGCGACAATACTGGCCCAGCAGAACATACACAACCTGATTCGGTAAATATGAATATATCTTTTAATGGTCAAGGTTCTGGTGGTATCCGTGATTTAATGGACATTTTACGTAATATTGAAACAACTGGTCAAGGAGATGCAAAAATTATTGTTGGTGAGCCACGTACTGATTCAGAACCAATGATTATTGATACTAGCACCATGCATGAGTTAGAACCATCGAGTATTGACATGGATCCATCCGATGAAATCATTGACGATAGTTTTGCTAATTCAACCGCCGATAAAATAGATCCAATGAAATATGCAATCGACGCCGTTATCGCAACAGGTGACGATTTATCTAGTAAAGGTAAAGGGGCATTAAAAGCAAACGGTGGAGAAAATCCTTGGAATGTAGATGCGAGCTTGATAAAACATTTATCAGAACTTTATGAAACCATAAAAACCAAGACATTGAATGAAACCCGCAATCTACCTGGTTATGGAGACGAAGCTACATGGGGAGGTAGAACACCGTATGGCGATGACGATGACGTTGAAGCATATGGTATAACAAGAACTGTCGACGAAGTGGAAATTGATCTACCATCAAACTTAGAACAAGTTGTACCGTCTGGATTTTTAAGTGTAACATATGAATTTAACGAACATGGTAATTTAGAACTTCATAAAGTTGAATCTTATGACGAAGAAAAAAATGAAATGGTTGATGTGACTAAATTTAAAGAATATTTGAAAAACCCGATTTGGGCGTGGATCGAAAAAAATGATTTAGACAATTATGATGATGACTATAAACGCTATTGGCAGATCGAAAAAAATGATTTAGACAATTATGATGATGACTATAAACGCTATTGGAAGTATGATGGTCCTTACTCTTACTAGTAAAAAATAATAAAATTACAAAAAACGGGTTATATGCCCGTTTTTTTATGTAAATACTGTTATGGCTAGAAACGTAGATAATGCTCTAACTAAGAGAGCACACATAAAACAACAGTGGACTGAACAGCAAATACAAGACATGATTTCTTGTATGGATCCAGAATTTGGATACTTATATTTTGCTAAAAACTTTTTTCACATTCAACACCCAGTTAAGGGAAAATTATTATTTGACCCGTTCGAATATCAACTAAATCTTTTAAATAGCTATCATTCCTATAGATTTAATATTAATATGCTGCCCAGACAGAGTGGGAAGTGTTTGACGAAAGAGATAAATATACGTATCAAACATAAAGACACAGGTGAAGAATATGATATACCAATCGGCGATTTTTTTGAAATGCAGCGAAATAATAGCATCAAGTAGCAAGTACAGCATTCAACATAATGTTATTGCAAAGGGGATACGTAATGAAGTTTATGAAATAACTAATACATTTCCTCTTAATGTTTCTTTTTCAAAAAGAATATATGCTATTGTTAATCAAACAGATTGCAAGTGTAAATCTTGTGGAAAGATTCATGGCGATTATACAAAAGATTATTGTTCTAATAAATGTTATCAAACAGTAAGATTAGACTCAAAAATTGATAAACATGAGTATGAATTAAAAAAATGCATAGCTGCAGGCGAAAAGAAGTTTAAAGATAAAATAGAAGGATATGATTATCAAGTATGTGAAATATGCGGAGCTAAGACAGGTGATTTAGGTACTCATATTATGATCCATGATGTTACATCTGCCGAATATAAATTGAAATATAATGTAGATAAATTAAAACCTATTAAGCATTGTAAAATACGTCAGGGTAAAAATAACCCTGCGTATCACCATAATGGAAAATATTCGGCATGGAGTAAAAATTTTATTCATGGGTATGATAAAGAGCGACATGCTGAACATAAAACAAATCATTCTAAATTTATGAAAAATTATGACAATAGCATTTTTAAATTATCGTATTGGTTAAATATTGCTGATGGTGATGAAGTAGTAGCAAAAGAGTTATATACAAAATCACAAACTAGAGATATAAATTGGTTTATAGAAAAGTATGGCGAAATTGATGGTATTAATAAACATAAAGAAAAAATAAAAAAATGGAGTAAAACATTTAAAAAAGCTAGCTATTCAAAAATATCACAAGAATTATTTGCTGAAATAGCTACACATATTGATTGTACAAATGTGTATTATGCAACATTTTTGCGAGAAGATATGACATCATATAAAAATAAAGAATATACTTTAGAGCTTGCTAACACGTATGTTAGACCAGATTTTATCGATACTAATCTTAAAAAGGTTATAGAATTTGATGGAGACTATTGGCATTCTCCTGCAAAAACCAACCCTGCACGAGAACTATTAAGAGACAATATCATTAAACAGGCCGGATATGACATTATTCATGTTAATGAATACGAATACAAAAACAATAAACAACAGGCAATACAACAATGCTTAAACTTTCTGAAACAATAAATCGAAAATTTACTCAAATATACGATGCATCTGAGTGGTTAATAGAAACTGATACTGGGTGGGAATCTATGGTTGATGTAAAACAGACTATAGAATATGAAATTTGGAGATTAGAACTCGATAATGGACAATTTTTAGAATGTGCAGATGACCACATAGTATTTCGTAAAGATTATACCGAAGTATTTGTAAAAGATTTGCAGTTAAACGATGAGATTATTACAAAACACGGCACGGCTAAAGTTATTTCGGTAATTAATACATTGGATACTGATAATATGTATGATATTGAAGTTGATTCGAGTAATCATAGGTTTTACTCAAACGATATACTAAGCCATAATACCACCTGCGCATCAGCATATTTACTTTGGTATGCAATGTTCCACCCAGACCAAACTATCTTGGTCGCAGCACATAAATTTACCGGCGCACAAGAAATCATGCAACGGATTAGATATGGTTATGAATTATGTCCTGATTTCCTACGTGCTGGGGTAGTCAGTTATAATAAAGGTAGCATGGAATTTGATAACGGCTCACGCATCATAAGTCAAACAACTACCGGTACAACAGGGCGTGGTCTTTCAATATCATTATTATATTGTTTAGATGGCGAAACATCATTTGTCAAAATTAGAAATAAAGCCACCCTTGTGGAAGAAGATATATGCTTAAAAGATCTTTATATTAAACTACTAAATCCATTGCGAGTAATTTCATAATGTCGCACGATGAATTTACTTTAGTATAAATATTTTTATGAAAACTAAATTAGAAACATTTATTAAGCGAAATAGACGGCGAAATGCACATTTATATCTACCTGGATTGGTAGATAATGTTGATTTCATTACTTGCCCTGTTAGTAATGAACGATTGCTGGTGATAAAAACAACATACATTATAAAAATTCTTGAAATGACTGTTGATGAATATGACAACTTGTATCCAGGAGTTCGTGGAATGTCCCCTGCCTTTCTCACCAATATAAAAAATGGATTAGCAGTGCTCGATGAAGCAACAGGAATGTCAAAATATGAAACCGCACAAATAAAAGCCCGTGCTACATTACGACAAGTAGACCATACCGGAAAATCTGGGTATAAACGTAAAGGTGAAAAAACCAGAAACACCCATATGAATAAGGTTGATGAATTGGGAAGAAATGGGTACCGTAGACAAGCCAATTATCGATTAACTACGGTATTGCCAAATGGATTAACTATTGAACAAAATGCCCATGTAAAACAAAAAGCAACCCTTATGAAAAACAACATATCTGGGACGGGTGGTGCAAGTAAGGCGTCAATTAAAGCTTTAACACCTATCATAAATCTGTTGTCTGAGCATAACGTAATTTTTTATTTTGATAAACAAGAATATTGCTTTAAAGACCCGGATACTGGTAATCATTATTTTTGGGATTTAACAATTCCCAGTATTAATGCAACCATTGAGTATCAATCAAATGCTTGGCATGCTGATCCAGCTATGCCTGATAATTTGTGGGACACATGGAAACCACCACGCGGTAAAACAAAAACTGCCGCCGAAGTATTAGAATATGATTATAACAAAGCACGAATACTACATAAGCATCGCGGATTTGTGACTTATTATGTGTGGGAAAACACATATAAACAGGATGTTGAGGATATACTATGTTTGTTGAAAACACTGAATATGAAATTCTAACCCCAGATGGATGGAGAGATTTCCGGGGTATAACACAACTTAAAAATAAAGTTACTTATAAATTAACATTAGAAAATGGGGGTGTAATTAATGCTACCCCCGGGCATTACTTTTTTAACAATAATAATAAAATTAAATTATCAAATTTAGCAATTGGTGATTATGTCGACACTACAAACGGAAGTTTGCAGATAATATCAATAACGATGTTTAAAGAAACTGATGTGTATGATATTGTAGAAGTGGCCCAGCCACACCATCAATATATTGTAAACTCTTGTATTATAACAAAAAATTGCGATGAGTTCAGCTATGTGCAGCCAAATATTGCAAATGAATTTTGGACATCTATCTCCCCGACATTAGCGACGGGTGGTCGCGCTATTATCACATCAACCCCCAATTCAGATGAAGACCAATTTGCTCTTATATGGAAAGAAAGTAAAGATATATTCGATGAATATGGAAATGAACGTACGGATGGTATAGGAAGAAATGGATTCTATAGTTTTAAATCAGACTGGTGGGAACACCCAGACCGTGATGAAAACTGGAAAAAAGAAGAAATCGGTCGGATAGGGGTTGAAAGGTTCCGTCGCGAATTTAATTGTCTGGCGCATCATAATGGTATAACAGTACAAGATACAGACGGCAATATTTTTCAAATCACAATTGGGGAGTTGTATGACTCTCTGCAGGGGTATTAAATGAACCCCATATTTAAAACAAACACATTGGGATATAAAGTATTAACACCGTCTGGATTTCAAGATTTTGCCGGGGTTAGTATGATGAATATAACACATACTGTTAGATTAACTTTTGAAAATAATGCATTGGTAGAATGCACACCCAACCATAAACTTTATGTATCAGAAACCACGACAAAAACTGCTGATGAATTAAACATTGGTGATTCTGTAATAACATCAACTGGAAATTTACGATTGTTACAGAAAGAACCGACTGGGCATAAGGAACCGGTTTATGATTTAATTGAAGTTGAAAATGGGCATAGGTATTATGCTAATAATATTTTATCATCGAACTGCGAATTTTTGGTATATGATGAAACATTAATTAACAGTATTAAACTAACTGAAATGCTTGGCATAGAGCCAATATTTAAGATGGGACAAGTCAGGTGGTATAAAAAACCATCTGCGGGACATATGTATTTAATTGCATTGGACCCAAGTTTGGGGACTGGCGGGGATTATGGCGGTATTCAGGTGTTTGAATTGCCTAGTTTCACCCAGATAGCAGAATGGCAACATAATTTAACACCGATACATGGACAATGTAAAATATTGCGTGATGTATTGCGATATATTCAAGATGAAATTGGGGGTGGGAATAGTATATATTGGTCTGTTGAAAATAATACTATTGGTGATAGCGCGTTAGTTACAATTGAAAATTTAGGGGAAGAATCATTTCCTGGTTTATTTTTAAGTGAGCCATTGCGTAAAGGTCATGTTAAAAAATTTAGAAAAGGATTTAACACAACATTTGGTAATAAGATTTCGTCGTGTGCTCGATTAAAATTTCTTATTGAAGAAGATAAAATGGTGATTAATAGTCGGATGTTAATAAGTGAATTGAAAGGATTTATTGCATCGGGTGTTAGTTTCAAAGCAAAACAAGGGCATCATGATGATCTAGTATCTGCTGTATTATTAATTATTAGAATGAGTGTAGTATTATCTGAATGGGACCCTAATGTATTTGACTCATTGTGTATTGATATTATGCATGACGAATGGGAAGCCCCACTTCCTATATTTATTTCTTCTGGATTCTGATAAATACAAGATGGATAATAATTTAGATAAAATTGCAACCGATTTATATGGTAAAATACAAACTAGGTTCCCAAATATTAAAATTGGGGATGAGAATGCGCAGGTCTTGAGTAAAAAGAGTGACATTCCAAAAGCCAGATTTTTTGAATTTCAGTATAAAGAGCATGGTAACCCACTTGGTACAATTGCTATTACGTTAGATGATGATGATGGTGTAGTTATACAGGTTAGCGGTGAGTTAGCAAATAATACCTCCTCATTGTACCATAATGCTTATAAATTTATACGGTCATTTAGAAAGTTTGCAAAGAATCGGTTGTTAAATTTTGACGTGCAGAATATCGGAAAAAGTAATCTTGATAAACGTGATTATATGTTTCAAGCAAAACCAAAAGTAATACCAGTTGAACTACCAAAGGAAACGCAAATAATGGAAAGTAAAATGTTTGGCACTGGTCGGATTAGTTATCAAGACATTGGTGATTCCCGTGTAATAGTAAAACATAATCAGTCAATAAATCCAGATATTGCTGGGGCAAGATCTATGCACATTGAAAGTATTTTTGTTGAAAATTCTGATGGTGAGAGATTCAAATACCCATATAAACATTTGAATGGTGCGCGTGCGTTGGCAGAACATGTAAACCATGGTGGCACCCCATACGATTCTATCGGAAAACATATTACTGGGTTAAGTGAAGAATTATCACAGTTGCGTAAATTTAAGAATTATGTTGGACGTCAGACGCAAATTTCAGAAGCAATGGGTTCAGTAACCGATAAGGTATTGGAACGAATTGCCAACATTAAAAAAGAAGTTCAAGGATTGCAACGTAGTTCTTATTACGAAAGTTTTGTGGAATCATTTGAAGAAAAACGTGAACAAATAATCCCAGAAGATGTGATGAATGATTGGGTTGACAGATTGACAATAAAAACATTTAATGAAGAATTAACCGAAGTTTTTCCATATCTATATAATATTGTTGAAACACAACTGCTTCCTATACGTGAATTAAATGCAGATGATTTATTAGCTGAAGCATTTGGACAAAAAGGGTTAGCACAACGATTGAAAAATAAACATGGTATTGATTTATCTGCACAAGAGCAAGAGTGGATTACACGTTCAACGGAAACTGCAAAAAGACATAAAGAAGCAGAAGAAGATGAAGCAGCACGTGCCGCTGAATGGAAGGAAAAATTTGGTAAAAAATCTTCATCATTAACACCAGAGCTTAAATTCGAAACATTCATTGAACAACTGGTTACCGAAGATAAAGATACGTTATTTAGTTTAATACCGGGTACAAAAAACCATGCAATAAATGATTTTAATATGTTATTATCATCCGAAATGGTGGGTGGGGTTGCTGGGATACTGGCACTAAAAGGCTTGATTGATGACCCGGAATTAACCTCTAAAATTGAAGTATTGAAAACGGATAAAGAAGTACGTGACGAAATTAAACAATATATTTTGGATAAAGAACCAAAATTGTTAAAAATGTTGCCGAAACTAGACGCCAAAGAACCAGAAAAAATAGGTGGCGAACAACCCAACAGTGAACAAATGCCATTACCAGAACCAGATACATCCCCTGAAATGACACCACCTGCTGCAAGTCCTGATAATAACCAACCACCACTGGCAGAAGGATGTGGTAAAAAAACTAAAATGAAAGCCACCTTTATTAAAGCAAAAGCGGCAGGTGCAAAGTTAGACACCCCATTTGCGGAAGGTATGACAATATTGGATGCAATTAAAGAATGTGGATTAAATCCATCTGAATGTGGATACGTTGATGAACCCCAGAATGGGATTACTGAACTATTAAAAATTATTTCAGGATTCTGGAATAAAGAAGATAAAAATTTCACAATTGGTGGAACACGCGCAAAAATAAAAGTCGTTAAAGCATTTGAAGATGGTGATTGCCCATCTGCAACTAAGCAAGATGTCAAACGAGTATTACTGTTGATTGACAAAAAAGATCCAAGTGGGAATTCGGACAACGCGGCGGATGCAATCACTGGGCAGCATGACAGTAGAGAAGATGCATTGGCTAGCAATATTAAATTTATGCAAGAACAGCCAATCACTGAAAATGAATTATACCAGATTAAAAAAAATGCTGGGTTAGACTAAGGAATACAGACATATGAAAAAACTTACAGAACAACAATTATTGGAATCCGTTCGTTGCGGGAATACAGTGATCACATATTAGAAGATGGGATGGCAAAAAACGTGGGCACAGCTGTTGGTAATGTTGTGCAAGGTGTAAAAAATACTGCTAGTGCTGCATATGATTCTATAAAAAATACTGCTAGTGGTGCATATGATTCTATAAAAGATGCAGTATCTGATTTTGGAAAAGGATATGATTCAGCAACCAATCAACCAGAACCTGAAAAAACACAGACAGTCAATTTTGACTGGAATGATAAAGCTGCAATAAAAGCATTTCAATCAACACATAAACAGTTAGATGGGAAACCACTCGTAGTTGATGGATTGATTGGTCCACAAACATTGCAAGCATTGGCAACTGCTGGAATACAACCACCCCCAGGTTTCAAAAGGGTGGACAAAAAAGCTGCACGGGTTGCTCCCCGGGTACAACAACAAACAACAGGCCCAGAAGACAATGAAATTGCTGATTTAAATAAAAGAATAGCAGCACATCAACAATGGTTCGCCCAACATCGAGCAGTACCCCCACCACAATTATATCACTCACAAGAGCAATTGGATAAGTGGTTTCCGTTGAATAATTGGTCAAGTACCCATCAATCAGACCTTAATGAACCGATAAAAGAAACAGTTACGTTTAATCAAGAAGCTACGTTGGCTAGAATTATTGAACTGGCAAAACGTTAAAAAACACTTGACACATTAGCCAACAATTGATACACTATGCATTGTTGGCTGATATCAAATTATCTTGTTAAAAATTTTAGTTGACAAGATAAATAGATTAGGGTATTATATACACTCTAAAGTTAGATAAACATGATGTTTATCATTTAGGCAAACATAAAGTCCAATATAGGCATTTAAAGGGAATTAAATAATATGGCAACACTAGCAGAAATCCGCGCAAAATTAAAACAATCTGAATCACGCGGTTCAGATGGCTCACAAAGAATCTCCTCAGACAATTCAATCTATCCATTCTGGAACATTCAAGAAGGAAAAGAATCAGTATTTCGATTCTTACCAGACGGCGATCAAAACAATACATTTTTTTGGGTTGAACGCGCAATGATCAAACTGCCATTTGCTGGCATCAAAGGCGATACTGAAAGTAAACAAGTTACAGTACAAGTACCATGCGTTGAAATGTATAATGATGGTTCAGTATGCCCAATTCTTTCAGAAGTTCGTGCGTGGTTTAAAGACCCAGCATTAGAAGATATGGGTAGAAAATATTGGAAGAAAAAATCATATATCTTCCAAGGATTTGTAACAGAAGATGGGTTGAATGAACAAGAGAAACCAGAAAATCCTATTCGTAGATTTGTAATTGGCCCACAAATTTTTACACTAATTCGTTCAGCATTGGTTGATCCAGAGTTAGAAGAACTTCCAACTGATTACATCAACGGTATTGATTTCCGTTTGAAAAAAGGTAGCAAAGGTGGATACGCTGATTATTCAACCTCGAATTGGGCACGTCGTTCACGGCCATTGAGTGAAGGTGAACAATCTTCTATAACCACGTTCGGGTTGTATAACTTATCAGAATTTTTGCCTAAAAAACCTAATGAAGTAGAACTTAAAATCATTAAAGAAATGTTTGAAGCATCAGTAGATGGTGAGGCATTTGATACAGGACGCTGGGGTCAATATTATAGACCAGCTGGTATGAGTCAACAAACAGGTGACCCAGTTAAATCTACTACTGGAACCGTCAGTGTACCTCCTACACCACCAGTTACTAATACACCAATTACTCCATCCGCCCCAGTGAATGTCACTGAATCTACCACATCAAGTGGTGATAACAGAGCAGCTGATATACTAGCGATGATACGTAATCGTAATCAAGCTCAGTAAGAACTATCATTTAGTAGGGAGAATTGTTCTCCCTACTTTTTCAAAACATGGAGAGTTTGCATGGCAACTAAAGCCTTTGATTTAACAAAATTTAGAAAAACCCTCACAAAAAGTATTGAGGGATTGGGTGTGGGATTTAATGATCCTACGGATTGGGTTTCAACTGGTAATTATGCACTTAATTACAAAATTAGCGGTAATTTTAAACATGGGATTCCACTTGGGAAAGTTACCGTATTTGCTGGTGAAAGCGGGTGCCTTCCAGAAAGTGCTGTAGTAAAAATACGATATAGTGAAAAATAATTTTTGTATTTGAACCCGTCTCTCCGGCAACTGATAAATATTCTTTTAATGGGATTTATCAGTATGATGAGTAAACAGGTAACAAAATTTTTAAATTATAAAATAGCAAAACAAGTATTAAAAGATAAAACAATAACCGAGTATCATATAGTACGACTTGACAAACTGTTTGATGAAATTCCCGTATCTAATTTATATGATTGGGTTGAAACTATTTCTAAATTCATTTTATATGATTTAAATAATTATAAAGGTAGAATCAACCGATTGAAAAAAATACTTAATGGAAGTGATTATTCTTATTTTTTGAGATATGGCCGGTCATATGTTGCTATTAAGCAAGATCATAGTATTCGTAAAACAAAGCATTTTAAAAATAAAAATTCATATTGGACTAGCTTAGGATTTTCAGAAGCAGAAGCAGTTGAAAAAGTTAAAGAAATTCAACAAAACAACGCCGCAAAAGCAGTTGTACTATTGCGAGGAACCAATATATATTCTTCTCGTTCATTAGTTTTTTGGATGAGAAAGGGATATTCCGAAGAAGATGCTAGAAATGAAGTGAAACGGGTGAATTCAACTAACGGTATTGCTTACTATGTAAAAAAATATGGCGAAGAAGAAGGAAAACGATTGTATGATATTCGGTTAAAAAAATGGTTAGCCACATTAGATGCTAAAACAGCAGATGACAAGGTGATGATCAATAAAAAGAAAGGACCTAGTATTGAAGGAAATATGGCTAGGGGACTATCATTAGAAGATGCAACCGCCAGATATCAAGATCATTGCATGAAAATGAAAAATAAAAAAAATCAATCATTTTCTAAAATTTCGCAAGATTTATTTAACCGTTTGGAACAACATCTGCTTGGTACTTGCTATTATCAATTTAAAAATTATGAATATAATATTAGTGGATTCAGAGTTGATTTTTATCACAAAGAATCTGGTACAGTAATAGAGTTTTATGGTGATTTTTTTCATAGAAATCCCATTCTTTTTGAAGAAGATTATGAATGTTTTGGAAAAACATCTAATGATGTTTGGCAATATGATGAAATGCGAACTAACATCATAAATCAACATTCATTAGTTTCTTCTTTAATAATAGTGTGGGAAAGTGAATATAGGAAAAATCCCGTAGAAACAGTAAAAAATTTATTATCCAAAATAGGAGAAAAATATGTTTGTTGAAAAGAAAGTCACCGTTGGTGAATTAAAAGAATTATACGACAGTGGCAAATATAATATTGAAATTGATACACCGGATGGGTATCAATCAATCGGTGGGTGGTTCGACAAAGGTAAATTGCCAATGGTGAATATTGGTACTGATACCTATAATACTATTTGTGCAACTAACCACATGATTCAAACCCCTGACTTAGGGTGGGTGTTAGCAGATGAATTATCCCCGGGGGATGTTATTTTAACTGAGTCGGGTGAAGAAGCTGTTATTTTCAAAGCACCAGTTGACCCGCAGGAATGCTATGATTTTGAAGTGCTACATCCAAATCATCGGTATTGGGGGGATGGAATTTCTAGTCACAATAGTGGCAAAAGTTTTATTTGTGCTGGCAATGTGATTAGAAACGCACAAGAACAAGGCATTTATGTAGTGCTTATTGATTCTGAAAACGCATTGGATGAAAAATGGCTCAAGGGCGTTGGTGTCGATACTAACGAAGATAAACTTCTTAAACTTAATATGGCAATGATCGACGATGTTGCAAAAACAATTAGTGAGTTTATGAAAGAATATAAAACCATACCAGAAGATGAAAAACCAAAAGTTTTATTCGTAGTGGATAGCTTGGGTATGTTATTAACCCCAACTGACATTAAACAATTTGACGATGGTGACCTCAAAGGTGACATGGGTAGAAAACCGAAAGCATTGACGGCATTGGTTAGAAATTGTGTAAATATGTTCGGTTCGCAGAACGTTGGTTTGGTAGCAACTAATCATAGTTATGCCAGTCAAGATATGTTCGATCCAGATGATAAAATTTCCGGCGGCCAAGGATTTATCTATGCTAGTTCAATTGTCGTAGCAATGCGTAAATTGAAACTTAAAGAAGATGATGACGGAAATAAAATTAGTGATGTTACCGGTATTAGAGCACAATGTAAGATTATGAAAACCAGGTACAACAAACCATTCGAACAAGTTGAAATTAAAATACCATATGAGACTGGAATGAATCCATATAGTGGGATGGTTGAATTTTTTGAATCTCAACACATGTTGACCAAAGATGGTAATAGTCTACGCGCAGATTATTTGGATGGTACTACAATTAAACAATACAGAAAAGAATGGGTCAAAAATACAAATTCATGTTTAGATAAACTAATGGATGATTTTGTTAATAAACCAGCAAATACTACTACAAAAGAGGAAGTTGTCGAAAATGTTGAATGAGACACAAATTAATGAAATGTGGATGCTGTTTGCAGATTATATCGAAAAAAAACAATTAGATATCGTTGCAGAACGATATATCGATATGTTAGCTGACTTCGGGGTCCCTGATAGGATTTTCCAAAGTGCAACCGGTAATGATTCGATTATCGATCGAGCAATTACATATTATCTCGAAACCGAGGACGAATCATCCGAAGATGACGATGACTATAATGAACTTGATTTTTAATGAATTGGTATTCTATCATCATAAAAAACATTACTAAATTACCAGACTGTATCAATTACTACGAAACCCAGTTAATTGATGCATCAGCCGAATGCAAGTTGTCTGGGAATTTAGAAAAAGCTGCGGCAGCAATGCCTGGCATCGTTGAACATAGATATAATCAACTTCAAGAAATTGATGCAATTTTAGAACATCTTAATATCGAATTACGTCGTATAAAGTCGGATTGTTTCAGACGATATCTTGAAACATATAACCGTATCTTAACACAGAAAGAATGCGATAAATTTGTGGATGGCGAATCATCCGTGGTTGATTTTGAAATAGTAGTGAATGAATTTGCATTACTAAGAAATAAATGGTTGGGGATAACTAAAGCACTGGACCAGAAACAGTGGCAAATCACAAATATTGTGAAATTACGTGTTGCTGGTATGGAAGATGCCACTATTTAATGTGAAGTCAAGTATATCAGATATACTTGACTTCTACTTACAATTATTTTATAATGTGTTACATGAATACAATTGACCAATACATTACTATTATCGCAATACGATGTTCTGGGCTGGATTCCAAAACACTTGCTAGATTCCATGGGTTAGAATCAACAATAAAAACCCATGGCTTCTTAACAGAAGGTCAATCCAAATTTTGTATTAATTTGATTGAACAAAATAAAGAGATTATACAAGAATCTATTCCTGAAATTATAGAAGCATTAAAAAATCCAACTTGGTCACGGGAATTTAGACAATTGGATAATGTAAAAACTGTTGAAATTGTATCATCTACAAAAACTAGATATATCGTGATTACGTCTACCTATTCTAATTCATTTAGAAAATTAATGACGTCGATTGATGACATTATTACATTGACTACGATCACGAATGGTAAGTGTTACAAAGCACAACTAACCGAACATAACTTACATGTCATAGTTAGAAAATTGCAGCCACATGGATTTTCCATAAGTGATGAAATTATGTCTTACTATGATATAATAAATTCGTGGGACTATAATACTGAATCTTCACAATTTTTCTTTGACAATATTATAGATAAATCAGTGATAATAAATGATATTGGTCAGGAATCATTGGATGATTTATTAATAATTAAAGATCGTAGTTTACGGTATCAATACTTTGTCAAAAATGATATTAATAATAAATCGTCTACCCATACTACCATTGCCGATGTATTAGCTGACAGAACATCACCAAAAATCTGGATAGATAATACTACAGTAACATTAAGTAAATTAATTAGCAGTGTAATTCGATTAAAAAGAACCCCGATACTTTTCATATTTGATAAAAGTAATATTAAAAACGTGACCGATGATATGCGAGTTGTATCTAACGCATTAAAAGAAAACAATATAACCGATAAGATAGGTACCTATTTTAGAGTGACAAATACTGCAGATGGTAAAATATTCAATGAGTTTATTCGTGAAAACCAATATAACTCATGGCTAGATAAAACAACAAATGTCGGTATGATTGATGTAAACACATTACCAAAATTTTTATTAGCCAGTGACTGGGCCCCAATGGTAATAATATCAATTGGAATTAATTTACGTAATAAAGCATTATTGTATGCAAACCGGTGTGACTTGATTATAACATATTCAAAAAACGAACCATTAATTTATTCAAAAAATTGGTGAAAAATAATTTTCAGGATGAAAAGCACACATGCCAGTAAGATTAGTTATCAAAGATGAAGTAAATATAAAATTTGAAAATTTGCCACTCGACGCCAGAAAAAAATTGACAGCAACATTCAAATACGAAATACCATACGCAAAGTATCATCCTGCATATAAATTGGGTCGCTGGGATGGATATGTAAGTTTATTTGGATTAGGTGGAAATGGGTTTCTAAATCAATTAGAAACAATTCTAGAAATTCTATATAAAATGGGAATACAAATCGATGAAGTCATTGATGAAAGAACACCAGTTACCCTGCAATTTGATAAAGTAACCGAAACATATTGGGCAGACCAAGGCAAAGTATGGCCCGATGGACACACAGAAGAAGGCACCGCCATCATGCTTCGGGATTATCAAGTTGACGCAATTAATAAATTTTTGGAAAATCCACAAAGTCTTCAAGAGATTGCAACTGGGGCAGGTAAATGCCAAACCTATGATTCTTTGCTATCAATAACGATTGACGACAGCAGTGAGTTTGGGTCCTTTTTAATAAAAAATAATTAAAGAAAAAACATGGATGTTACCATAGAACTAGGAAAGTTATGTGAATTAGCTGCACAATTTAAAAACCAGCAATTAATACACAATCAAGAAATTAATATACAAGACTTACAATGCTATATTTCAACCCCATCTGGGGTAACCCTGATCAATCATGTTATAAAAAAAGAAGGTCTTACCGGGATTAAACTAACACTAGAAAATAACGCAATTGTCAAATGTGCAAATAAACATATATTGCGCTCCAATATGGGTGATGTATTTGCTGATACTTTACAAATAGGTAATAGTATTGACACAATTGATGGTCAACAAATAGTAACTGATATATTACCTATCACAGATACAACGTTTTATGATATTGGGATTGATGCACCACATCTATATTATGACCATCAAGGTATAGTTCATCATAACACAATAACAACTGCAACACTTTCACAACTTTGTGAACAGTATGGCAGAACTATAACAATTGTTCCTAATAAATCATTGGTTGAACAAACAGAAGAAGATTTTATAAATTGCGGGTTGGATGTCGGGGTATATTATGGTGATAGAAAAGAACTTTATAAAACACACACCATTTGCACTTGGCAAAGTTTAAACATACTAGACAAAAAAAGCAAAAATAATAATCACGATATAGTAACATTGGCTGAATTTTTAAACGATGTGAAAGCCGTAATTGTTGATGAGTGTTTTTCTGGAGATAGCAAGGTATTAACCCCAGATGGGTACAAACCAATAAAAGATATTGTACCAGGTGACAAGGTAATTAATTATTCTGAAGAATCTACCGATTTTAAAACAGATGTCGTAATTAAACAACATATAAATTTATCTAATTCAGATACCGAATTAATGTATGAATTGGAATTTACTAATGGCTCAAGTATTAATGTCACTGGGAATCATAGATTCTTGACAACAGACGGATGGGTCCGCGCTGATGAGTTGGATACAAAACACGCGATAATATCTACTGATTATATGAGATTAATTAACCGGGTGGAAATAAAAAAACCAGTCAACATTTACAACTTGCATATTGAACAAGACCATAACTATATTGTTGACGGCGCTGTTGTCGCTAATTGTCATATGGCAAAGGCTGATGTATTGAAAAACTTATTAACACAAAACTTGTGTAATGCACCAATCCGTTGGGGATTAACTGGTACTGTACCAAAAGAAAAATATGAATACGAAAGTATTTTTGTTAGTCTTGGTCAAGTAGTCGGCGGCATCAAAGCACACGAATTGCAGGAAATTGGGGTATTATCACAGTGTCATGTTAATATTAAACAATTATTAGATATTCCAGAATTTAAAGCATATTCCGATGAATTAAAATACCTAGTTACTGATGAAAATAGAATGCAATACATTAGCAATATGATAAAAGAAATATCATTGACTGGTAATACGTTGGTTCTAGTTAATAGACTTGACACTGGCAATTTTATAATAAATGAAATCGAAGATTCCGTTTTTATACATGGTTCAGTAAAAACAAGGGATAGGAAAGAAGAATATGATGAAGTTAAAACAAGTGACAATAAACTTATTGTTGCTACTTATGGAGTGGCTGCTGTTGGTCTTAACATTCCAAGGATTTTTAATTTGGTATTGTTGGAACCCGGCAAAAGCTTTACACGTGTTATCCAATCTATTGGGAGAGGCATTAGAAAGGCACAGGATAAAGACTTCGTACAAATCTGGGACATCACTTCCACGTGTAAGTTTGCGAAGCGTCACCTTACTGAAAGAAAAAAATTCTATAAAGATGCAAAATACCCGTTTACGGTAGAAAAAATAGATTGGTCAAAATAGGAAAAAGTATGAGAATTTTAACATTAGATAATAAAGCATTTTCATTGAATAACTTACCAGAAGAAGTCGACGATACAACTAGATTTGCAGTATTGGATAACAGTAATATATTAGACCCAGATTTCTACTTTGTCCCACTTATATTTCTAGAATCATTCAATTCACCAGCAATGGTTCTAAAAATAGGTGATACAAAAATATCAATGCCACTTGATTGGTGTATAGCAGTCGGGGACAGTAGTACATCAACTAATATAGAAGTACTACCGTTGACAAGTCTAAATGATAGAGGATTTGAGGCGCTAATATATAACCCACTAAGCGCCCATCGGTTAGACTTTAAACCAGCGGAAATTGTTAATTTCTATAATGATGTAAAATGGTATTTTCCAAAAATGAAAAATGGTCAATTGCTGGCTACCCCACTACAATTTGGCAAAAACCCAGAATGTGCATATTTCGTTAAAGAAGTACCTAGACAAAATGAAATCATTTATTTAGATAAATTATTATAAAATAACACAGCTGGCTCACCAGAGAACTTGGTTTATTCCAGAAAACTAAGAAATGGAGATCCTCTTTACTATCATCAACTAATATGGTATAATATGGGACGTAATAAACATATAGACCTTTTTAAAGATATGATTCCAGCAGTTGACCTTGGGATCAAAGAATTATGGGATGCATCAACCGATGAAGGAAAAAAAGAAATTGCAGGGGATTTATATAACCTCAACCGATATATCAGTAGTGTAAAAACTAATAATCGGGTAGTACAAGAACATTATGTGTTAACTGTGAACGAATTTTATAATAAGCATTGGCACATTTTACAAAAACACCCAAAATTGTTGTGGTTGTTGTTATGTCTATGTAAATTAGATGGCAACACATATTATCATGAATGGATAGGTAATAAAAAGAAAACTGATAATTCAGATAAAAAAATAAAATTTTTATCTGAATTATACCCAACTAAAAAACTTGACGATATAGAAGTACTATCAAAGTTACTTAATGATAATGACATGAAAAATCTCGCTAATGATATGGGACTTTCAAATAACGATATTAAAAAACTGTTTTGATGATTACTAAACCATATGTATGCAAATATTGCAATCGTGGATATACCCGCGAAAGTACTTTACATACCCATGTATGCGAACAAAAACGCCGTTCATTGGCACAACATGAAAAACATGTGGTAATCGGGTTTGATACTTACAACCGGTTCTATAAACGTACACAAAATATGAAACATTCTAAAACATATGACGACTTTATCAAAAGTCCATATTATAATGCTTTTGTAAAATTCGGAAGTTTTGTTAATAACGTAAACCCATTATACCCAAATCATTTTATTGATTATGTAATTAATAGCGGTGTTAAACTCGACCATTGGTGCCGCGATGAATTATATGATAAGTATGTATTGGAACTCATCAAAACAGAAAATGTAGAAACCGCATTGGAACGAAGTATTAATCATATGATGTCATGGGCTAAATCTACTGATTCGACGTGGAATCAATACTTTTCATGTGTCAGCCTTCCACGAGCAACCTACGATATAAAAGATGGTAAAATTAGCCCCTGGTTAATATTACATTCAAAATCAGGCAAATCATTATTACAGAATATGAACGACGAGCAATTAATAATTATAAGTAATGTTATAAATCCACCATATTGGAGTAATAAATTTAAATTATTACCCGCAGATGTAGAACTAGTTAAACAAGTTATTAAGGAATCACAATTATGAATAGTGAAATACCATTGGATGTTGAAATAATTGTTGCTGAAGAAGATAACTCAGTTTATATAAAATTCGCAGGGTTTGATGATGTAGAAGAAGCAGAGGCATATGCAATGTTCTTATCTGAGTACCTACCATTAATGTTGCTTGAATCAGAAGTACTACACTAAATGGATATCGACATAGATTTTTCAGATAGAACAATTGCATTAAACAAATTACCGCATGTGATAGCAGCACGAAACTTAAATGTTTCGCATAATACAGGAATTTATGTGCAAAACATCCCACATAATCCAATAACCAATATGAGCACCATCGATTATAAAAGTGCTGAAAAACTGGGGTATTTTAAAATTGATTTTCTAAATGTCCACGTATATAACGGCATTAAGAATAATAATCATCTATTACAACTAATGGAGACTGAACCACTATGGGAACTTTTAAAAAACGACGAATTTGTGAATCTGTTATTTCATTTAAACGGACACGCCGATATTCTGAAACAGACCTCGCCGACTTCAGTGGAACAATTAGCTGCAGTCCTGGCGATGATGCGCCCAGCGAAACGCTATCTGATTGGGAAAGATTGGACTACGATTATGAACGAGATCTGGATTAACCCCGATAATAACGAGTATTATTTTAAAAAAGCACACTCAATCGCTTATGCACACGTTATTATAATACAAATGAATCTATTATGTGAACAACTACTTGACCTTCCGAACTAAGGTAATCGATTTTCGCTTTGCTCGCTTAATACTTAAATTCATTAAATTTACTATGGGTCCTAATATAATCCGGGTGTCTTTGCTACTAAATGTTTTAATAGCATAACTGAATGGTTGAATCTGCTCCCTACAAAATATAGAAATAGGAAACTGCCTGTTCGATTCCCACCACCAGGTCTCACCTATTTCTATTAATGTAGTCTTTTCGACCTGAGTGCGGATAGAATTGAAATCATAAAAACTAGTTACAAATTGGTCTTGGTTTATGATTATACCAATATACTCATTCCCACCATAGGTAATTACACTTACAAATGGCAATTTATGTTCTATATCATCTCTTAAAGTTGTCATTATTATAGTTATTTTTTTATTAAATATATTTAGCGATGTTTTGTGCATAAATATAAAGTAATCACATATTTGCGTGATAATCAACAGGACCATCTAGATGCAAAAAATATCAATATATTTATACCCAAATAAAATTAATCTTCTTGCTAATATGGGTGAGTCCAATGTGGAGTTTACTAACGTGTACCAACGAAATATAAAAATATATAATGGCATTGATAATACCTTAGAATTTGACATTAAAAATTCCGACCAAAAAAGATTAGACTTATCTACTTTGCAGCAAATTCAAGTTAATATCATGGATGCCAGCGGCAACGCACTCCCTTCATCACCATACCAGGTAACACCAACCCTTATTAAAGGCATCGGAAAAATTACAATACCATCCAATGATGTAATATCCCTATCTGCACAATACCTTATTTATAGCGTCACCGCTATTAAAAACGGCCAAGATGTATTACTCTACTCAGATACAAAATTTGGAGCAACCGGCATTATTGAACTCATTGGAAATGCCATACCAACTACCCGCAATAATACAACATTCAATACATTTACCGCTGAAATAGACTTACAAGGAACCCCAATTCATCATACAAGCGCAATACCAGTTAAATTCTATGAAGCAATCCCAACTTCTAATATTTCACTTGAAATACACGTAACTGGTTTTAATGGAACAATATGGGTAGACGCAACAACTACTGATACCATAAGCATAGATTCATTTAAAAAAGCCGGGAAACCGTTTGGTTCTTGGACATCAGATGGATTGTTCTCCGGAATAATTCCGTACGGCGCAAACCTACCAGTCAATGATTATTCATACTTCAGGGTTTCATATCAAACCAACACAATATCAGGGCACGGCGCATCATTTAACGTAATCCGAAATAATGAAAGTTATGATATTACACTAATCAATTCCGGAACTAATTACTCAAATGGATCCCTAATAAAAATATTAGGAAGTCATCTCGGGGGAGTAAATGACATCAATGATGTTATAATAACTGTTACTGGCGTCAACGGAACAGGGTCTAGCTATACAGTCGGATCAATTACTTCTATTACATGGACAGGTATTGCCACCACCGGCAATGGAGCATATAACGTGACAGGTATGAATTATTCAGGAATAGTTGACAAAATCATAGTCATATAATATAATAGGCTATTATGAGCCTAATAGCAGAAACACTAAAATTATACCTACCACCTAAACGAAAACAAACTCCCAGCGGGTGGATAAGCTTTAATGCAGTATGCTGCCCAGATAAAAGACAACGAGGCGGTTTCATTGTTAATGACGGCGATGCCGTTACTTATCATTGCTTTAATTGTGGATTTAAAGCAAGTTGGCAACCAGGTAGACAACTTAGTAAAAGCATGAAACAATTCATGCATCATCTGCACATACCAGATGATACCATTTCTAAACTAAGCTTCGAAGCAATTAAATTGCTTAATGAACAAATAAAAACTATCGATAATATAATAATACCAACTTTCGATAAACGAGAACTGCCGCTAAATGCAAAACCAATAACTAACTACATCAACGATGCACCAACAAACTTAATACCAGTATTAGAATATATAAATTCAAGAGGGCTATTTTTGGAAGATTATGAGTTCTATTGGACACCTAATATCGAGAATAGATTAATAATACCTTACTTCTATCAACATAAAATAGTAGGGTATACAGCAAGAACAATCGATAATAATAAAACTAGATATATAGCCGAACAACAACCGGGCTTCGTCTTTAACCTAGATAACCAATATAACGATAGAAAATTTGTATTCGTGTGCGAAGGACCATTCGATGCAATTAGCATAGATGGCTGCGCATTACTTGGATCAGAAATCAAAGACCAACAAAATTGGCTACTACAACAACTGCACAAGGAAATAGTATTAATTCCCGATAAAGATATCGCAGGTAGAAAAGTTATAAAACAAGCACTAGAGTACGGGTGGGCAGTCGCAATTCCAGATTATCCACCCGGCGTGAAAGATATCAATGACTGTGTGATAAAATTGGGAAGATTGGCAACTTTATTCTTAGTGGTCAATTCAATTCAATCATCCCCACTCAAAATACAACTAACAGAAAAATATTGGTTTAATAACTAAGGGAATGGATACATTGAAACAAAATATAAATTACGGGTACGATATCCAAAAATTATACCTAGAAATGATGCTCGCCGACGCAGAAACATTTGTTCGCTGCCAAACAATTTTCGACTATTCACTATTCGATAGAAAATTACAACTGGCTGCACAATTCATCAATACCTACGTCGAAGAATATAACACCCTGCCAACGTATGATATCGTTAACGCAACTACTAATTCAACCTTAACTCACCCAGCTAACCTAAAAGAAGAAAACTTCGATTGGCTACTAAATGAATTCGAAACCTTCGTCCGTCATAAAGGTCTCGAACGCGCCATCCTTGAATCCGCCGATATGCTAGAAAAAGGCGAATACGGGTCAGTAGAAGATAAAATAAAAAAAGCCGTCCAAATCGGCCTGCAAAAAGATATGGGTACCGATTACTTCCAAGACCCCAAATTACGACTACTGAAAATTAAAGATAAAAACGGCCAAATTTCAACAGGATGGAAAAACATCGACGATAAACTATTCGGCGGAATGAATAGAGGCGAACTTAATATCTTCGCCGGTGGGTCAGGAGCCGGTAAATCACTGTTCCTGGCTAACCTAGGCGTAAACTGGGCACTACACGGTCTTAATGTAATATACCTGACATTCGAACTTTCTGAAGAACTAGTCTCTATGCGTATCGACTCAATGATGACCGGGATCCCCACTAAAGATGTATTTAAAAATATCGACGACGTGGAAATGAAAGTAAAAATACTACAGAAAAAATCCGGATCCCTTCAAGTAAAATACATGCCATCCGGTAAAACAGCTAACGATATCAGATCTTACCTGAAAGAATTTGAAGTCAAAACAGGTAGAAAAGTAGATGTACTATTAGTAGATTACCTAGACCTACTAATGCCACAATCTAAAAAAATCTCCCCAGCAGACCTGTTCATTAAAGATAAATTCGTATCCGAAGAACTTAGAAACCTGGCGATGGAAAAAAATTGCATCTTCGTCACCGCATCACAATTAAATAGAGGAGCCGTGGAAGAAGTAGAATTCGACCACTCACATATATCAGGCGGCCTATCAAAAATCCAAACCGCCGATAATGTATTCGGTATCTTTACTTCTAGAGCTATGCGCGAACGCGGCAAATACCAAATACAACTCATGAAAACACGTAGCTCGTCCGGTGTAGGACAAAAAATCGACCTCAACTTCAATATCGATTCACTCCGTATCACCGATTCAGTAGACGATGATAACAACGATACCTCATCACTACTCGATAATATTAAACAACGATCTATAATCAATGACCCAAAAATACAAACATCAGTACAAAGCACCAAACTTAGAAACCTTTTAAATAACCTACCTGAATAAAATAAATACTAAATAATGGAATGAATATATTAGACATTTTAGAAAATAATGACAGAAAATTCCTGAACTACAAAGATGTTACTAAACGCATTCCAGAACTTACCACAGCCGCACAAAAACTTAAAAACGGCGAATTGTCTAATACAGAATACCAAAATCTAGTCGATAAATATAAACCAGTCTCAGTATATAACGAATTACCACCATCCGCATCCGATGACGAAATGCATAACGCACTACACGTCAATAAACGCGAAAAACTAAATGCAAAAATCGAACCAGGTACACACGTTAAACTTAGATTAGATATCCCAGCTTATAAAGACCACGGCGTCTGGATCCCAACTATCCACGATAAAAACGGCACCGTCATAGCACACACAGCAACAGCCGCTATAAAAAATGTTAAAATGTCCGTCCCAGAAAAAGGCGCACTCAATATCGCCCGCGCACATACCGATAAATCACCCATCGCAACAATGAACGGCGAATACATACCACTCACAGTCAATAAAGCTAGATCAATCGCACAACACGCACTTAATAACAAAAATTGGATCCAAGTAGGTATGGACCCAGAACGTCATTCATACTTCTACAATAGACAAACACAACAACCAGTAATTGCAGCCGATTTCGCTATCCAAATAGGTGGCCTGGTTCTAGCCAAAAATCCAATATACGCAAATAAAGCAGACTTCATCTACGAACTAATCGACCAGGAAATCATCGAACAACTTACTTACTTCGGTAGACCATGCACTAAAGATTGCTCAGGGCACAAAGCAGGCAGAACTTGGGAACTAAAACATAATAAAAATACTAGAGCTAATACCCCTTCTAATAGCTTTAATAACGGTACCGAAATAGCAGTAAACCAAAAACAAGCAGGTACACAAAACCAAATATCAGCCGGTATTCGTAATAACGGCAAATTCCAACCACAACCACGGAATAAATAAATGCGAGCACCCGAATTTATCACAGAAGGTTTCAGCAGTAAACTATTTC